CGACTATCTGGATACAATACCTGATCAACATTGGCCCAAGGGCCGCCTTGGGCCCACTTCTGTAAATATGAGTTACCGATATCATCAATACTGGCAGCATATAATATATTATTTGAGTTATCTAATACTATAGAGAGACATTGATATAGTTGGCCATTTCCTAGGGGAGCCCAACCGGAAGTAGATGTCCATTTTGCGATGTTGATTGCTTCACCCACTCCAGTGATTGTAAATTGTCCAGCAACATATAATATCTCATTTACATTGTCATATGCGAGCGAATAGACGATGCCGATAAGGTCTAAGCCAAATGGATTTGACCATATTTCTGTTACGCTATTCCAACAAGCAATACTATTTGCTGGAATATTACCAACTTGTGTGAATAGCCCACCCACAAATATATCACCATCTTTTCCATGAACAATTGGAATAAATCCAGCTCCGCTATTATTATTGATACCATTTCCAAATGGGTTAGTCCATCCACATGTGTCGGGAGGAGGTGGGGGATTAGGAGACGGTGGGGGATTGTAAACCATGTATCTTGTAAAATTATTTATCCCGCATACATCATTGCCGAATAAACTTCCGTATGGGTCAATTGTCACACCACTTACATCAAATCTGGTTTGAGGTCCAAGAGAGGTTGGGCATTGTTTTGCTTTGTTTTGTATCACACATACATCAGTTAAATCCAACTTTGTGATTAGATTTACATTCAAGTTGGTTTTATCAAATGAATCATCGCAATCATAATATTCGAGGTTATTTGCTTTGCGCAAAAGATCAAGTTGACCCTGACTTCCAACTGACTTGTTTGGCACACACACATTTGCTTTACAAAATGTGGTTTTAGCCTTTTTATTCAATGTATAATCAGTTGTTGATTGTGATTCTTTGAAAACTCCAAATGTTTTAAACCCGCTATTTGTAGTAAATGTGCTAGTCATTATATATAATTTAAGATTATATATAATTATGTCGATGGATTGTAAACCATGTAATTCACATACCTATTGATTCCACAAGTTGTCTTGCCAAATAGATTACCTGACGGGTCAATTATATACTGATAAGGCACATCTGGATTAACTGTGTCTAAAGGGGTTGGACAATCTCCAGTGTCATTGTCTTGTATAACTGGGACATCAGTAAGATCTAGCTTGGTAATCAGGTTGACATTAAGGTTTCTCTTATTGAAGGTATTTTTACAATTGTAGTAGCTGAGACGATTTGATCTTGCGAGTAAGTTTAAATTTCCTTCGCTTCCAACAGTTTTGCTAGGAACACAATTGTTCGCACTACAAAACACCGTTTTCGATTTCTTATTCAATAAGTAATCGCCTGATGTTTGAGGTTCTTTGAAAACGCCAAATGTATTTTTTCCCATGGGTGTCTTGAATGAATGTGCCATTTATATAATTAGACATAATAAAATTGAACCAATTTCATTTGTAAGATTTTAAATTAATACTACAATTATGAATCTATTCTGTTGTTTCAAGAGATCTTCGGGAGTGAGTGAAGTAGTTATGGAAGTTCATGGGGTCCAAGCCCCCGTGGTGTGGGATGATACAGTTCCCTTTGTTGTTCCTGTTTCCGGTGGTCACGTGATAAAGGTATACGATGGAGATACAATCACAATTGCTGCCAAGCTTCCTTATGCGGGGTCTCCATTATATCGATTCTCTGTCAGGTTAAATGGAATCGATACTCCTGAAATAAAGGGCAAGTGTGAAGATGAAATTTCCGTTGCGAAAGAAGCGCGAGATGCTCTATCCGCATTGATTTTACATGAAAATATAGTATTGAAAAATGTAGCAACGGAAAAATATGGCCGAATTTTGGCAGACGTTTATTTAGATGAACTTCACATAAATAAATGGTTAATTGATCAGCGTTTTGCTGTGAAATATGATGGGGGTACGAAGAAACCCCCGGAGTCTTGGGCGCAATACAGACTAGTTGGTTAAACACGGGGGTAAACCCCCGTAAGCCCCCGATCAAAGGGTAATTTTGGATCAAATCTTTTTGAAAAGATAAGTGGATTTCTAAGCATAATAGCCCGCACGTAAAAAATAAAATCCCGTTATAAAAAAAATAGCTGCTGATAAATATTTAAGATCCTTTTCCGCGTAAGTTTTATTTACAATTGCGCCGTATTTTGCGCCAATAATAAATGAAATACACAATATGGCTGCGACTAAATAATCTATTTTTTTACGATTATTATAATCCATCACCGCTAAAATCGATATTGGTGGCAACATCGCTAATAATGTTGTTCCAACTGCCATTTTATAATCGGCGATGACTCCAAACAACAATAAACAGGGTACTATCATGATACCACCAATGCCTAACGCACCACCTAAAAGCCCAGATATTATTCCTACGATTAAAGTCAATATAATACGAAGTGTCATATCTCTTTTATAAAAAGAGAACAAAATCCAAATCCACTTTTTTCAAATGTGGAGCAAAAACCAGATAAAGGGGACAAAGCCCCCGTGTGGAGAAAAATATTTAGAGTGATGCGCATTTTATGTGCCGACCTATACTATTTTCAATTCGACAAATGAGTTGTATAATTATTTTTATTTGCTAAATAATCAGCAAATAAAAAATGCTTTGCTCTAAAGGAGGGGTTCGGGGAACCTTGGTTCCCTGGTTAGATATCATAAGCAGTTGCCAGCGTCAAGCAAAAACTAAAATCCATATTATTCAAATCAACAACTCGCCCATATTCATCTAATAATTGTATATTCAAGTGCTGTATATTCACCGGTCCAAAATATTCTCTCGAGGTCGATACAAGATTCAAGTTGTTTTGGGCCAGGATACTGAAGGGTGCGGTTGTTTGAACAGTTATCCGTGCCAATATATTTTTATTCAAGATGGATGAATTGAACGCACTGTAAAAGCTGTTACTCACACTGTTATTGTGGTCATCTAATACCAAATACAAATACCTGGGCCCATACAAATCAACAACACCCTCCGATACATAATTTTGATTATTCTCATAAATACCATTTCGAAACCCGAGCAACCACCCCAACTTCATAGGCAATGGCGTATTACGGTCATCATCGCCACTAATATTCGCCTGAAAATTCAAACCAATGTTTGTTCCTATGTAAGTAGAGCCAGTTGCCCAACCAACCATCATTTGTCCACTTCCATTATTGGTAAGTGATGATAAGTTGATTTGGAAGTATATGTCATTGAATGGTGGATCCAAATGACTTATAGCCTCATTGATGATGTTCGCAATCCCATCATATTTGTAATTCCCCGAAGGGATGGTTACAAGCGCTGACCCATATCCATCTACTGTGATATGAAAGAAATTGTTCCCGTATTGTTTGGAAACACTATAATACGTGGTTGGTATTTCAACAGATGATAGCTGCATTGATAATACGTTGTTCATGTTGATTGGCAAAACAATATTGTAGTTTGTAGCCGGACTTCCATAATAGTTTTCTCTAAACCGCGAGTCAATATTTAGATTTTTTCGCGTTGTCTTCTTTTTGAGGGGATTGATTATCCCCGCAAAGTATTCACTTGGATATGACGCAGAATATGATTTATTAGGTCTTTCCTGGATCATATGCTCATTCACATCATCTACTTTCGTCTCTTGTAATTTAAAATTTGAATTGAATATGTCTCCTAGTTTTTCTTGGACTGTCAACTTTTTCGATTTCGTTGGGTCCTTAAGTATGAGTTGCTTTGCCTTCACAAGGAATTCGATGGTTTTTAATTGCGTTTTTTCATCGATTTCCCGGTTCTTTAGAATACCATCTTTCAATTTTGCTTCGTGGACCTCAACGGTATTTGCGTCGTAGTTTTCGGGCAACTCGAACATTTGGGCTAATTCATCATGTGTATAATTGTCGACATTCAAATCAAAGTTCATATATTATACTTTTAGAAAAATCGCTTTTAGAAAAAGCGAGAAAATTTAACTTTTAGTTTACATATTTACAAACATATGGAATATTATATGTCTTGGCGCACCATTGACTGAACCCACTCCCGTGTTCATAGCTTGAAAATGAAACAATAGATGCTGCGCGAGACATTAGATAAAATTCTAACAGCGTGTTTTTAATAGGTTCATCGCACTGAACAACCCCTTGTCCCAAATGAGCAATTGGATTGAACAATATCTTGATCGATGGAAATGTCTTGACAATTGTATGTTTTATTTCCATGTTGTCAGTTAACAGTAAATAAGTAGAAATTGGTAGTTTACTTTGTTTGATTGTGTAGAAGATTTCCTTAGTCAAGTGTGTTATATATTGATCATTGAAATCAGTTCGTCCATCTTTCAAATATTTATCACCGCTTCGAATATGAATCACTGTATAGTTGTTCTTTACTAAATTCAAATTGTTCATGGTTATTTCGATCAGGCTTGCCATATATTCGGTAGGTTCTAAGATACCTCTAATATGCTCCTTATGATATTCACAGATATCATGGTTTGGAAAAATTATATTATAAATGTATACTGCTTCGTTGATAACTTGGACATTATCCGTTAAATATTTTACAAACTTACTGTTGATGATTTTACCTGGTAAATTATGAATAACCTTGTTTGCGTCAATTTGTTGACCATCGTAATTATTATTCGAAAAAAAATCAATACCTTTCCAATTATCATACATTGGCTGATGTTCATATTTTTTCAAATATGCCTTCATTTTGTGATTGATCATTATTTTATAGTCTATCTTGTATGTTTCACAGAAGTTTATCAAATAATAACAGCCTCGTATAAAATCTCCCAAACCTGTAGCATATGTGCCATTTTTATATTGTTCTTGATATACATTGATTATGGTCTTGATATTTTTCTTGTGAATATCATTTATATCAAATATATCGATCTCAGTGTTGTCGGTTTTGTTTGAAAATTCATTTTTGAGCACAAGTTTATTCAACATGTCATTGCTATTTTGTAAAAATGGTAATTCTATTGTCTTTCCAAATTGAATATCCCCTTGATACATATATTTTTCTAGAAATTTTTCTAATTTAACCTCTGGTTTAATCTCTGGATTCATAACCAATTTGGTTGTATTGTTTGAAAATTTAGTTTTTTGATTAAATGTTTGTAACTTTGCCTTTTCGTGTGCCAATGTATCAAAGTAGTTTTGGTATTTTTTTATAGCAGCCACATTCTTTTTATTCATACATTTATTGTAACAAAAAAGATTAAACATTAAACGTTTACAAATACAATGATTCCAGATTTTACAATTCAGCAATCAAAACTTGTAAAGGATGGGATCCCTGGAGTATTTACAATAGAGTTGAAAAAGGAAAATGAAGCGCTAATGAAATCAATTGCTCAACAACTCGTGGGTTCGACAATAACAAATGATTACAAAGAGGTGCGTTTTCGGGCATCAAGTGTAAAAACATTTACCCGATATCAAGATGATTTATTCATTATGAATAGAGTTCGACAATTGGATTATGAAACAACATTGAGACTAGTGTTTTGTCTCTCCAAACAACTAGAGTATTGTATTAGCCAATATAATAAGGCGTTTTATTTGTTCAATCCGGCCAATTTGATTGTTGTCAATGATGACACATTTGTATATTGTTCAAGTGAATATTTGATTGATGTAAATCCAGACAAAATGGAAATTGTCTTTACGTGTCCATTTTCCAAAGTGGATGGTTTTACATCTCCCGAAATATTGGCTGTGGATACAATACCAGCAATGGTTGATATTCGCTCAATCTATTATGGGTTTGGAGCACTCATAGTATATTGTTTTTTTAATGTAAATATAGGTAAAGATAGCGAGGGTATAAGAACAATTTTAAATAAAGTCAAAGACACCAAACTGTATTGGTTTCTTTTAAGATGTTTCGAAAATGACTTGACAAAAAGATGTTTACTTTATATTTAACCCACGGGTCCCTTTGGGAAGCCCCCGTAAACCCCCTTTACAAAATAATTCTGCAAAGCAAGAGCCAAACTCACTCAATATTTTTGTTCCACTTTTCTATTGATTCGCTGAAACATTGTAAGACTTTTTAAAGGTTTATTTTGCTCCACTTTTTGAAAAAGTGGATTTTGCTCCACTTTTTTCAAAAGTGGATTTTTAATATCTTACGATATGTTATATGTCACTAGTTGCCTTCAAAAAGAAATCTGTTATTCAATATGGTTCCAAGAGATCGGGTAAGCCACCAGGTGGTTACTGGTTGCCTCAAGGACCATTTGGACATAGCACAACCGGTTTACAGTTGGCGATCAAAAATTATGGCCCTGTTGGATTTTCTATCAATGGACCGCACAGAAATGTCGGGTATATTGGGAAGGAAAGCAAGTTTTCAAGAAACGGAACTCCTTTTAGGGGGACTCAACCGATTGGTTGGGGCGGGGCCGGAGGAACTTATGCCCAACCTGAACCCGTGTTCAATGTGAATAGGGTGATTGCTCTGGGAGATCAATATATGTATGTGAAACAGTCTGTCTTGTCTACACGCGGCATGCTAGAAAAGAAATACCGCTGGGCATACAATGGACAGTATCCTAATTATTGGGTTCAACCGGTCTACACCGGTAACCAAGTTGATAGTAAGAGTCAGGGAATGTATGTTCACGATAAGTCAGCAGCGAATACATGTGTCGAAGATGTGAATAACCCCGCCAAATATGAGGGGTTCATCGTTAGGGGTGGTCCCACACTGTGCTCGACATCCACAGCGAGATTCAAATTTAATGATATGTCTCGCAACGGACCTTATACCAAACAATTGTATCAGCCTTTATCTGCGAGTCAACAAACATTGAGGATACAGCGAAAATGCTCGAACCCGACGGGGGCGCAAAAACCGTTTCCTTTTGCTGTTCAAACTGGTACGGGTATCCTTACTGGTGGGACGAGTGTTAACAACGTTGGTAGCTCGTGTAATACTGGAAATGTTTATTTGACCCCACCAGATTGGTATGTTAACTCGCCCAGCGGTATGAATTAAGAAATTAACTTTTAGAAACAACCTTTAAAAAAGGTTGACCAAATAAAAAGCGATTTTGCTCGCTTTTTTAAAAGCGAATAATATATCGTTAATTTATAATGAATCACGGATTATCTACATTTATTGGTATTATGGCGTTTTACATTGTGCTGTCCTACATAATTGGACCGATCATCTTTTATTATGCGTTTGGTAAAACGCTGAAATCTGCTGGAAATGGATTTATTGTGGGTAGTTTGGTATCGGTTGTCTTGTGGCATTTTGCTGGTTCCAAGATGGTTTAGTTTTTGCTTCGCTTAAACCCTTTCCAAAGATTGAGTGGAGCAAAATGGGCGCAAAGCCCCTGTGGCGATCAAAAATTTGATAACTTTTTTAAAAAGTTATAAAATTATATTGTATTATATTAAATGAGCAGTCAACGTAATTACAGTCAACGCGTTCTCACACCGGTTGAGTTAGAGGATTTTGAGGAGCAAGAACTTATGGATAAAGGTGATGTTGGACTTACTGATCTTGGAATAGATTATAATAGACAGGAAAAATTAAAATCTAGATCTCAGTGGGCTCCAATGCCACAGAGGGTCCCAAGACCTCAAAATAAACCTCAACGTTTAACAAGAGGACCCAGTCCTATCTATTTCAATCCAGGGGCCTATGCGGAAGATTTTACCGACCAATATGGCAATAAACATAAGGGGGAACCAAATATATTTCCACCCAATCGCCAGGGTGACCTTCCACCCCAATTTGCCCCGATGCCTGTTGGTGTTAATGAGGTGGATCAAACTTCATGGAAGGTACAACAAGAAGCCTTGGAGGCATTTCACCCCAATCCGTATCCCGCTCCCTTACCGGTGAGCCCTAATTCTCCGCCACCCTCGCTTTTTTCTGGCTATTCGTCGCCCGGATATGCTTCCGCTGATGCACACAAGGGGGTTGTTGATAGCATCGGCGATTGGTTGGGAAGTATGGGAAAAGGTGGAAAAACAAGGAAAAAGACGAAGACGAAGAAAAATAAAAGAAAACAAAAGACTAATATAAATATGAAATCAAAAAAGGGTAAGAAATCTAAGCGTCGTTAAATTTTACTACATTCATTATTTGAATGGAGTAAAATCAATTTAGAGTTGGAAGAGGATTTGGGAACATTTCGTTCAGCTCATTCTTTAGTTCTTTCAACACTGGAAATTCATTCTTTGATGCGGATGATTCTTGGGAAACAGATGCCGGAGCCCACAAGTACTGCCACACACTGCTGACACCAGGTAAACTACCCGAAATATCAAGCTGAAATGGGCAACTATAAGAGTTGTTCAATGCTACACATGGGTCACATGGGGCACCGGTAAATTTGAATCCAGGAATAAGCTTCGGTAGTTCATTGTAGTCAACCGGGTCGCTTTTTGAAAAAGCGAGCAAAATTTTGTTCCCTTTTTCTAAAAGGGATGGGGTGGTTTCTTTTGTTTGGGCAATTGTTATTTTATCTTTGCCGGTGTATCGGGTCTTGACTAATGAATAATTTCCACTTGCATCTGCCGCACATTTGACTACATCATTTTCAAGATGCCCAATCAATCCAGAACTATAACCATAATTTCCCCAACCACTGGGGAGGTCTTCTTGAGGATTGCCTGACGCATCCTTTATTGAAACACCGCTCAACAAGAACTTGCCTTCTTTTGTTTGCCAAGAGATAATTTCCAAAATGATTGCTTGATTGTAAACAGTTCGTGCTTGATCTACCGCATCTTCTGGGCTCGTTCGTATGTACGGATTTCGCTGGACTGCTTCTTTGTATAAATTCTGGACTTCTTGCGACCAAGGCCATTTCCCATTCTTAAGAAAATAATCAAGCTCTTCTTGGCTTGCTTGTTCTTTAATTTGATTTGTGTCAAATACAAGTCCCGGGTGTAGAGTTTGTTGTAACAGGATGAAATTGTTAGCCGAATCTTGGGACCAAGTGAACCCCTCTTTGATGTGTGAAATTCGGTAAAGGACTACCAATGTGACACCAAGAATGAAACCATATACGTAATTTTTAGATCCAACCAATAGTATTGTTGCTAATAAAATTACATTTCCTAAAACTGTATTCAGGAGAGAGCCGAGGAAATCAGGTATCAGGTATACAATTGTCCATATAGCAATCAATATACTCAAGGCACCAATTAATTCGCTTCGCTGTAGTTTCATGGTGGATATATTATATATTGCTTTTATAAAATACACTTTTTATAAAAGTGTGGCAAAAACAGATAAAGTAGAGTTTGGGTGTCCCCATGTTTAGCTCCCAGTAGACCCGAACCCTCCAGCGCCCCTCTCCGTTACTTCTCCCAGGTCCTGTAGTTGATCAACTAGCGACACAACAATCGGGACTAATCCAGGTGCGCATATTTGAACCAACCTTTCATGATTCAGTATTTGAGTTTCCGCCAAGACATCGAACATGCCAATGATATGTCCTCTGTATCCAGCATCAATGATACCAGTCGAATTGGCAAGACGCAAATTTGTCTTGGATAAACTAGACCTTGGATATATGTAGTAACCCGTATTATAGCTTCTATCAGCAAGAATCATTCGTGCGGAGCAAATAATTTTGAAATCCATCTTTAATGGGGCGCTGTGCGCGGGATGAAAAGTTGGCATATTTTCCGCATACAAATCAAAGCCAGCATCAATAAAATCAGTGCGCAACTTGTTATTGTGAATATTGATCGCATTTTGATATAATGATGTTAATTCAATCTTATTGTTATTATTGGATAGGTCAATAAATATATTCAAACTCATATATTGTCCATATTGTTTAAGGAGTGACTTGTGGATATCAATCGTCATAAACATATTGTTTATTAACATTTAAATTGTTTTATTATACAGTTGTTATTTATTATACAGTTGTTATTTATTATACAGTTGTTATTTATTATACAGTTGTTATTATATATACTATACAATAATGGGTATATCATCCAAGTCTATAGTTACCTTTTTTAATGTAAATGGCACTTTAATAACTATTGGTTTAACAAATTATATTGCTATGTACTACATCAAAGATATTTACTTTTTCAATAAACTTTTTTTCACATATTGTATTTATATTTTTCGCAACTATTTAATGATGTTTTTACTGATTATATCAACCGGTCATAAGCAATTTACAAGCGATATAAACGCAAATAATGACTGTAGTTATCAACTCACTTCACATATGTACTTATTTTCAACTACCTTTTGGGATACTATGGCGGGTGTACTTGTATATAATCAATTGATAATCAACCCAATTTCAGTACCAAATATAACGAACTCACTTATTTACTTCATACCAACTTCATTTTTATTTGAGATAATTTTGGACTTTTTTCATTATTGGTCGCATCGCATTTTACATATGAATAAATCATTATATATAAACATACATAAAACACACCACAAATACACGAACCCTGTAATTATAAACACATATTTTTTTAGCCCACTTGATGTAATTGGTACCATATCATTACCGATGATATTAACGGTTTATATATTTCCATATAAACTAACCCTATTTGAATATGTAATGTTATCTGCTTACAAACAATACACTGAATTAGCTGGTCATTCTGGTAAAATGTTGGCACCGGCATCATCATTCCCGCAATGTATATGGCTTCCACGATTATTCAATATTCAGTTGTATGCGGAAGATCATGACTGGCATCATAAAGCGAGCAATTGTAATTTTGCTAAGCGTTTTTCATTATGGGACAAAGTATTTGGAACATATGTCCATAAAAATAATTGAGACGCTTTTCATCGGTTCAAAATACTATTGTACATATTATATAATTCGCCTGTGTTTCTCATTTGCTTCAAATCGATTCCATTTTTATACATTATTTTTACATTTTGATAACTGCTGATATTTTTACAGTGTTTTATGTGATGAAGATCATTTACATTTGTAATACTGCTATCACCACATAAGTAATATTTGGTTGTATTATTTATTATGTTCTGTGATAAATCAATGTATTTCAAATTATATACATTTCTGCGGCCATATAATATAGTAATTGGATTGAAAACTATTACTTCTGTAACATTTACTAAGGAACCATACAATATTGCCGCGTATGCGCCTGCGGAAGTTCCTGTAAATATGACCCTCTTGTATTTTGCTAGTTTAGTTTTTAAATAACTTACTGTTGTCTCAATATCTTTTGAAATATTATCTATACCTTGATGATAACACATTTGTTTTGTATCTCTGTAGAAGAATTTATCAATGTTCGCAAAATTTGTTGTTAGAAAAGTTAAAAAGTCATATGGGATTCCTGCTATTTGTGTAGAAAATCCGCCAAAACACACTATTACAGCCTCACTGTTGTTGTTTACTATTAACTCTGATGATGTATCTATTTTTGATTTTTCCAATATTGATTTATCTATTGTTGATTTATTCATTGCTAATTATGTTATATCATTATAAAATAATTATTTGGGGTATGGTTAACACGTTTCACTAATAAAATCTTGAAACCGCATTTCGACATATTCGCTTGCGGTGAAATAATCTGTAAAACGAGTCTCGTATTTATACTTACTATTCTTTAGAGGAACACATACATAAATCTTATTATTATCAATTTCAATGTCAAATGAATCGATTTCATGTCCCGGCTTGACATATGAGATGGCCTCGAACTCGTTATTGGCTAGTGCCCAACCATGCTCTTTGAATAGCTCATCCAATAGTGCAAACCCCTTGTTTTTAATGTTTGGTTGCTCACTACAAATCGCAGCACCATCTCTCTCGTTCATTCTACTGTTAACAGTGCTTTAATCTTTAAATTATTTGTTTTAATTAATACATAAATTATAATTTAAAAAATAAGCGTCATCTAATCTATATGGACGCCGAGAATGTTGTAATTTCTAAGACTGAGGATATTGATACTCCCACAGTAACCCAGCCTAGGCTGGTTGATGTTGAAATAACAGACCAGAATGTTGCACTGAACCTGATGGTTTCTTTTTTGAATACCGCCCAGAGCAGGGGTGTTTTTAATTTAGAGGAGTCTGCGAAGGTTTGGGAGTGTGTTAAGATGTTTATCATTACCAAGTCGGCTTAAAAATTAGTTTTATATCGTTACCTATAAATAGATTTTATCCTGAGTGCTTTACCTGTTCCTATGCTTTATGCGTGCTTTAACACCGAAACGCAAACGCAAGGACCCCTACCGCAATTATTCCAAGGACTAATCCAAGGTGATAATTGTATTGCATATCTCTATACATGAGCAACCAAGCCCGAGTTTGTTCTTTGTTGTTTACGTGATTCAACATCCAATCTGTCTTGGGTGAAAGCATATAGTAAAAATAGTTTGTCAAGAAACTGGTTGATAACACAAGGCAAATCAGTGACACGTTGTTCATCCTTTTCCCCTTCAACTTTATATTATAAAAGATGATTACGAGAGAAAGTATCAAACCAAGACCATACCCATAGTAACTGATCATTCTTCTCTCATTTGCGATTCTATCATATCGATCTTGTAAATCCTTCGGCATTGTGTCTTTGTAGTGCTTAACGATTTTACTCTTGGTCGTCGCATTGTAAAAATAAATCATGCCAATAATAAATATCAACGATATCGAACAACTAACGGAACAGGCCATTATATAATAGTCCACTTTTAAAAAAGTGGAGAAAAACAAACTTTTGAAAAAATCGCTTTTAGAAAAACGGGTGTAAGCCCCCCATTAAGGAGGGGTTCGGGGAACCTTGGTTCCCTGATTTTTAAAAAGCGATATTATATGGCTGGTGCGTATACGATTTATATAAACTTTATTATTTTTATTAAACTTGCGTTTGTTTGTTTAGCAATCACACATTTGTATTTGAAATTGAAACATAGAACTGACAGCGATTTAGATAAAAAAATCATTTACTACAAGGAACGCGCTGAAATCATATTTGTCGCATTGATGGCGGGATTATTAATTTTCTTATTCAATCCTAGATCAAATGACAGGGCTAAATTTTTAACAAGGGAAACTAAACTAGTTATATATTTATTCGGGTTTATTTTGCTGATTACCGCAAAATGGGGGAGATTTTTTGAAGAGTCTGTATATTTCAAACGCCTTCAGTCTGTTGTGTAGACTCATCAATTAGCATGATTGCCATCGCGGCATAATTGTGGAGATCCATCAGCGTATCCCTAATGCTCTCGTTGTTGACTAACGTCACGCCATTCTTGGAAACAGATACAAGACGATTGATCTTGTCGCCCATCCGGACTATGACGCCAACGGGACCGTAGGTGGCGAATGCATCTCCATAATCAGAATTCTTCTTGTTAAATAATGTCATGGCTTCCCCCTGAACACGAGACAGTTGTCTAATTCTTGCTCCTCCATAAATTTTATTAATTTGGTCATCGCCATATTCTTCTCCCGAATTATCCATTTATTTCATGTATCTATATTATTGTATTTAATACAAAATAATATAGATTAATCAACCGGGGAACCAAGGTTCCCCGAACCCCTCCTTAAAAAAGGGGTTTATAAAAGTAATAGCTGTTTGAACCGTGGATTTTCCAAAAGTAGATGTGGATTTGGACCAACCTTTTCCAAAGGTTGGGTGGATATTAATGACCACACGATCCGCAACCCGGCCTAACATTGTGAATACGCCCAATCATAGGTGCTTTTAGCGTCACATTTTTTTTAGGAACGGGCACTGCAGCAAGCCTAGAACGCGTAAGGGCCTCGAATTGAACGCGGCCAAGATTTCCGTTTGTCAAACTCATTTTGATAGGAGAAGGCATTTTATAAATAATACAAATATAAAAATTGTGAACATTTCTGCTTATTTTCTCTAAATCAAATTTTCTGTGGACTATCTTTATACACCTTTTCACTAAGTTTCCGCTTTCCCTTTGGGGGGCTTACGGGGGCAAAGCCCCCCGTGTTTATAAAGATACTTTAGGGTAAATACAAGTGGAACCTTCGGCGGTCTCGTCAACATAAAATCCTGACTCATATACAACTCCATCTATTGTTCCACCACAATTACACGGAAACCAAATCCTGAGCTCACTTGTCGTTTTTTCTTCGGTTGTTTGGTCACTGAATTGGACGGTGAATATGCCAGGGCTCGGCTCAGCAATAATCAGCGCCTTTGTGTAAAACTGATTGCTTCCCTCCTTTGCGTATACATACATGCCAACACCAAATGAAAAAACTACCTGATTTATGTCTTGATAATTGGGATTGTTGTAAATTTGCTCATCAGCGGTAGCATTGTTATTTTGGATAGGGCAGTCGCAGCCACTCACGATGCTCGTCTTGATTGTCTTGGCACCATAAATGGGGTATGCGCGATTGAATGGAATGAACGGCACACCAAATGTTGGCGGAATCACACCGCGTCTCAATGGTCCCTTGCCCTTTAATCGATTCAAATAGCGATCATAGGAGTTGTGCTTAATGTCGCACCCGACACCACCTGGTGTCTGGCACCCAGGGCGACTGGATGTGACCGAGTGGCCTTTGGTGTTGAGCAAAGAATAACCACTGGGAACGGTCGCCTTCTGGACACTTGGCACCGGTCGATCACTCATCTGGTTCCAGCAAACCCCATATGTAGCATCTGTTGGTTTCACATATGCGCTCAATGACCCCAAATTCATAGTATACAGTGACGATGGAACCCTTACGGTATTTTGGATGAGCTTCAAGCGCTGGTATTGATTGGCTGGAGTGTTTGATGTCAGGTTCGTGTCGCAACTTCTTAATCGATAATAATACGGAGGCAAGCCAACTATTTTGCTAGGATCATTGTATACAATTGATGTTCGGGAATACATATATGTCAGCATTCTATTCTATATATTATACTTTGCTTTAAAAAATCCACTTTTGGAAAAAGGGATTAAAAGCGATTTTGTTCCCTTTTTCTAAAAGGGATTTTCTAAAAGGGATTTTCTAAAAGGGGTTTTCTAAAAGTTAATTTATAAAAAAATGAAATATTTATGTTTATACAATTTGAATGGACATAACTATGAACAACACCGTTAACATTTTCGACTTGCCAACTAAAATATCCAAGGATATTTGCTGTGCGCAATGCGGGAAAGGATACAAAACGAAAACAAATTATGAAAAGCATTTGATTCTATGTGGAATTATTAGCAAAGGCAACCAGCGATCAAATGATGAAGAAATGCTTGATAATTTGCCATCACAGAAAATGATGTATAAAATGATTTTAGAATTGGGGCAAAAATATAATCGACTAGAGGAAAAGATGAATGAGGTGAATAAATGGGTTGTCAAGAAAAAGAAGAAGATTGATGTAATTGAATGGCTGAATACAACAATTAAGCCTGAATATATATTTGATGAGTTGATTGATAAGACATATGTGACAGATGCGAATATTGAATTTATGTTCAACAATACTGTTTACGATACATATAACTCGATTTTGGAAAATCCACTTTTGGAAAATCCACTTTTAGAAAATCCACTTTTTAAAAAAGTGGAGCAAAAATTTGGTTCAACCTTTGATAAAGGTTGTGTGGATGTACAACCTATATTTGCGTTTATTCAAAAACCAGGATTGTTGTATGCGTTTGTTTCAAATGAAGGCGGTGGTGTTTGGGCAGAGCTTCCCAGAGACAAGCTGATCAGGTTTTTAAAGTTGATTCATTTAAAAATTACAAGGGCATTATTTGATTGGAAAAAGAATCATTTGGATAATATCTATTCCAGTGATTCGATTGCGACCATGTTTGATAAGACAACAAATAAACTAATGGCAATTGATTTCAAGCAAGAACATACATTGTCTCGGTTTAAAAATATTATGTATTCGCGCTTGAAAACGGATGTCAAAACTATGATTGAATATGAGTTTGAATAAATCCACTTTTGGAAAAAGTGGAGCAAAACCGCTTTTAAAAAAGCGAGCAAAATTACTTTTAAAAAAGCGAGCAAAAAACTTTACAAAGGTTGAGTGGTAGCTCTTGCTTAAGATTTGGATCAACCTTTTCCAAAGGTTGAGTGGTAGCTCTTGATTGAGATTTGGATAAATCTTTTCCAAAGGTTGAGTGGTAGCTCTTGATTGAGATTTGGATCAACCTTTTCCAAAGGTTGAAAATAAAAATGTAGTCTTGGGGGTTTTTTGTACTATTTGAAAAAAATTGAAATGTTTTTTCTTGATCAGCATAATTTACATTAGTTATCAAAAAGGCAAGATGAACTCTTACTCTATCTACGTTCCCCGCGTCAAGACGTTTGACCACGACGAGAACTTCTTCAAGAACTACTTTGCGTGGTTCGGTTGCGTGTCCCGCGTTGACTTTGTTGCGCTGGATGATGCTTACAGCAGCAATGGGCGCTTTCGCAAGGCGTTTGTTCACTTTGAAAGTGTATTCACGGGCTACGGTATTGTTAACCAGGTGTTGACTGTATTGGAAAATGGTGAATCGTATCGCGTATCTCTGTATGGTGGCGACTACATGATCTTGTTGAAGAACAAGGTACCTGTCGTGGCGACGACCTTGAACATTCATCAGTTGGCTGAGAACTACAGACTCTTGGAGGAAAAGTCGCGCGGAATGGAGGAAAAGATGAAGGCCTTGGAGGAAAAGTCTAAGGGCTTGGAGGAGACTGTAGCCAGGCAGGAGGATATGATTGACCGCACCCAGCAGGTTGTTGACCAACTGTTGGGCAAGTTGAATATGCCCGAGAGTGAGATTCGCGAATATGAGAGGGTGTTGATGGGGGTCAAGGAAAATGATGACGAAGACAGCGATTATGACATCGTTAATCAGGATATTGAAGATGATATGCTGTCGTTCGATATGTTGGAGAAGAAGTATGGTAAGCTCAAGTATAACCAGAAAACTGGTGATTTCACTGATGGCGATGGTTTCGTAAGATATGTTAATAAGCACGAGAATGGCGAGTACAACTTTGACTACTTTCTAAATCGCGTTGAAAGCGAGGATGAGAATGATGAACCCTATGAAACGTATGCGGATTATAAGAAGAAGAGTAGGGAGTGGTATGAGAAGTATTTGGAGATTGAGCATGAGAAGTATTTGGAGAAAGAGAAGGAGAGAGATTTGAAGATGGATTAAATCCACTTTTAAAAATCCACTTTTGGAAAAAGTGGAGCAAAATCGCTTTTATCCACGAAGTTATGAAAAAGCGAACAAAACTTTGAACCAACCTTTTCCAAAGGTTGGGGGGAGGCATAAATAAAAAAAAGGGGGAAAACCCTATTTTTTTATTCGATGATTTATATCGCAAATAATTTCAATCCACATTTAAAAGTGGATTTTGCTCCACTTTTTTCAAAAGTGGATTGAAACAAAGGATGCCTCCATCGCAATTCCGCAAATGCCTCCATCATTCGCACTCTCGCTGCGCGCAATCTTAACATATCCACCATCACCCCACGTGGTGCCCCACGAATTCTTCACTAACCAATAATCCTGCCCATTCTCCGTTCCATATCCAACAATCAGGACTCCGTGGTCCAGAGTGGTTCCGCACGTCGCACTCGTGAGGACTCCTCTAGAATACGACTGAAAATAACGCGTATCCGCCTCAATCGCAATCGCAACGGGGCGCACACTCACCGCCTCCTTGAGAGCAAGTTGATCATTCGGCTTAATATCAAAGCACTCATCCACAGTAACAATCGCCTTGCAAGACGTCTGGCAAGATCCACCCGTTTGGGAAACTCCCGAAGTATACGAATAGCTGGACTCTGCGCAGAGGCCCTTATCCATCGCAAAATTAAACGCACCATCCATCAGTCCACCATTGCATCCCATGCTGCCATACCTAACACCGGCACAGTCAACCAGCTCCTGCTCCGAGAGACTTACCAGCTTGCCAGTGGAAACCGCATACGCACCCTCAATTGCACCCGTGGCGGAAAATGACCAGCAGCTGCCGCACTGACCTTGATCCTTGACCGGGGTGACAGCACCAGCGGCAACCCAATTAACCGTATCTGGGACGGACTTTGTTCCGGTGCTAACAAAGGAAGAGCAGCTTGTAGACCCAATTCCGGAAAAAACGTACTTGTCCTTGAGGTATCCACCAACATACTGGGACTTAAACTCCTCCTCCGTGAGATCGGTAAACTGGTTCACATCCATGGTGAATGTCTGGTTTGTCGCATCATTGTGAGAAATAATCTTTTTCATATTCGCGTGGAAGATGTTGAAACGCTCCTCAAGCTCAATCGCATCGTTATACTGTTTGTTAAACCTCTCCTGGAAGTCGTAGAAATGGTGCCACACATCATGCTCATCAACGAGACGAATCGAGCCTTCGGCAGCTAGCAGGGAAGACAGCAAAAGAAACAACTTGGGGGTCATTTTATATATAATATCAATACTAAAAAGTGTTTAAGTCTCTTTTAAAAATTCTCTTTTGAAAATTCTCTTTTGAAAATTCTCTTTTTAAATCCACTTTTTTAAAAAAGTGGAGCAAAATAGATAAGTGGGGGGGCTTACCCCGTGAAAGGTGGGTTTGGCTCCACCTTTTCAAAAGGTGGATTTTTTCCAAACATAAATGTATTCGTGATATGTCTCTGTCAATGACCTCTTTGATTTGGGTAAAGGTATTTTTTCAGTTGGTTTACCAAGGACTTTCAGGGCAACATTCTCATATACCTCCTCCGGAATATTGATACAATAGTGCCCACCTGTTGCCAAGTGCTTATATGTTGTTTCGAATATTGGTTTGTAAAAATTAGTATTCCATTCCTCTTTTGATTTTTGTTGATTTGAACCATATCTCTCAATGTCGTAATATGGGGGGCTAGTTAATACTAAGTCATAGTTTAATTTAGAATAATCAATCGACAACGCATCTTGGAAATATAGATCGATGTCTGTGGTTGAATGCTTATTCAGGAACTTGCTCAACCTTTTATATGGAGTTTTCAAGTTTTTATTGGAATCAATCCCAATGTATTTGGAAATGTTAAGCGCACACGCACCGACTAGCCGTCCTCCCCAACCCATTGTAAAATCTAATACACAGCGAGGATTGTATTTACAATAGATATCCATTGCGATGAGAGGCTTGAATATCGATACAGCAGAAAAATATAAATTGGAAAGGCGGAACATTACCTTAATGTCCGGATAACTACTATATCCCTTTTTATAAAAATCTATGTGTTTCTTAACATATTTTTCTCTCGTGAGCCTTTTCTTGTTGAACCAAACATCATAGAAACTAATGTTTTGATACCCACGTGTATTCAAACGTTCCGCTGCTGTATATTTGTTCACTACTTTGGTTCCGGTTGGACTCATAGCTTTATGATATTGGCAGCCAATATCGACCAAATTTTCGTAATCTTGCTCAACCTCCTTATCAGTTATGTCATACACTTGTTCAGATATTCGCATTTTTTGCTTTCGCGTATAATTGTTTTTCCTCAATTTTGTTTTTCTTTTCGTAGACATCTATATTATCTACTTTTTAAAAATCTACTTTTGGGAAAAGTGGAGCAAAACCCGTCCTGTAAGCCCCCTCCCAAAGGGTTTGGTTTATGCTCCGCTTAAAATATTTTCTAAAGGTTGAGTGGAGCAAAAGTTACTTTAACTTTTGGGAAAAGTAAAAAAAATTGAAATAAAATAATAACCAAACTAAATTACAACAAGAGCAAGAGAATAATGAAGAATATCAGTTTGTATATCCCCCGCGTTTTCAATAACATTAGCGAGACAAGGATCGCGGATGTGTTTGAGAAGAAGATTAGTTTTGGTCAGGTTTCCAAGATTGATATGGTTGCCAAGATTAACAATGATGGTAAGCAGACGCATAAGTCAGTTTACATTCATTTTGCCAATTGGAACGACAATGATGCGACCAGAGCATTCCAAAAGGAGATGGACAATAATGGAAAGGTAAACGTAAACTATGACGACCCGTGGTTTTGGATTGTTCTTGAATACAAGAAGAAGCATGTGAGCACTCCTGAGAACAGTCCCTCCCTAAGAGGCCAATCGGTTGTTCCTACCACCCCAAAGAAGTTGATTACGCAGAAGGATATTGCGAGGGGATTTGCGAAGAGAAACCTAACCAATGATTTTGACGCAGAGCGTTTCGGGGGTGTGACAATGGACTTGGTACATGTGTCGTATGCCAGGTATCTAGAGCAGCAAAATGCGTATCTTTATAGTGTCATTCAACAGCGGAATATTGAGCTTCACCATGCGTTGAATAATAAGTAAGAAATTAAGTAGTATAGAATATAATAATTAATAAATAAAACCATTTTTTTATCATATCTTTTTTTAAAAGAGATTAGATGATAAAAATAAAAAAACAGTGGTTTATAAGTTCGCTCACTCTGTGAAAAAATTGAAATACTTTAATACTTATTCTGTACACTATCATAAATTAACAAACTACTCTATTAAACATGATGAGCTTTGCCAAGACTTTCGTTGCGGGACAGAATGAGCCTTTTGGATTGTTGTCTCCTCAGGATGCGATTTTTAAGAATATGGGAGCGAGTGCGGGAGTGAAGTCCACGGAAGAGGTGGTCACTGACGATGAGTCGTCTAGCAACAAGGGCTTAGATGTTCAGTGTGAGGAATGCCCCATCTGTATGGATGCGATTGACCCGGATCGCAACTGTGTGACGACTGAGTGTGGCCACAGGTTCCACGCCAAGTGCTTGTTTGCGAACATTGCTCACAACGGATTTGGTTGCCCTTGCTGCCGCGGGAAGATGGCGGAGGAGGAGGAAGAGGAAGAGGAAGGGGATGATTATGGTGAGTTTGATGAGGAGGATTTTGACGAGGAGGAGGAGGAGGACGATAATACGGATCACTTGCTCAGGGGAATGCGTTGGTTGTTTCAGCGTGCTAGCAACGACGGAGGGGTTGTTGATGAGGATGAGGAAGATGAAGAGGAAGAAGATGATGAGGAAGAGGAGGAAGAGGAAGAGGTTGAGCCTCCTAGTATTGACGTCATTATGGAGAGACTTGTGGAGCGCGGAATTACGTTTGAGCAAGTGATCAAGGCATTGTTGAATGATTGTCACCCGGAATATTCCGCGAAATTTGTAACGGAGGCGGACCAATTGTTTGGGGGGGTTCGCTCGATTTTGGCTAATTATGCGAGGCAAAATGGGCAGGAGGAGGAGTGAGTTTGAGACTGGGTAGAGTAAAAGTTAATCTTAGTAAGGAAAATATATATTTTTTTTAATTCACTTAAATGTAATTATATCACAATATTATGACTACGTATAGTTTTTATATTCCTCGTGTTTGCCGAACATACAACGAAGATCAAATTAAAATTGTTTTTTCAGACGTATTGATGATTGGAGATGTGAAGCGAGTTGATTTTGTTCCTATTAGTAAGAGGTTTCAACGCGCATTTGTTCACATGGATTTTTTTTATAATATAGAAACCACAAATGAGATCAGGAACATAGTTTTTGAACAGGGAAAAGCTGCTTGGGTTTATCCCAGTCAACTTTTTACACCTTTGCGCATTGAAAATGCGCAATCGGCATCATCTTCGTCACTCATAACAGCCCCCGAAGGGGGCGTTTTGAATGAGCGAAGGTGTAAAAATCCACTTTTGGAAAAAGTGGAGCAAAAGGTGGGTCCCTTAGGGAGGGGGCAAACCCCCTATGTGGAGCAAAATTTTTGTTCTCTTTTTCCAAAAAAGAGACTTATTGACAAGCGTATGTTTTGGATCCTACTAAAAAATAAAAATCCTATTCCAGAAACAATAATGAATATTTCCCAAATTTCTTATCAAATGAATACAATCATTCATTACTTGAAAACCTTAAATGATAAAATAGAGCCTGACAATAAAAATAAACCTGAAACGGAACGCCCACTTGGTAGTTTACTAGATAAAATGTTTAATAATCCATTTTCTTTTATCCACTTTATCCACTTTTGAAAAAAGTGGAGCAAAAAGCGTAGTGACTGTAAGCATAGCGAGTTAATTTGGTTTTTGCTTCGCTTAAACCCTTTTTCAAAGGTTGAGTGGAGCAAAAAGCATAGCGACTGTAAGCATAGCGACTGTAAGCATAGCGACTGTAAGCATAGCGACTGAATTTGGCTCAACCTTTTCTAAAGGTTGATTTTCTAAAGGTTGATTTTCTCAAAAGTGGCTAAAGGTTGATTGGCACAAATAACTCTGCTGATTTGTCTTGATACAATGTTAGTGCATCATAATAATCTTTCACCTTCTTGTTTATACGAATTTTTGTTATGTCGAATGATGTCAAGAATAATCCTTCTAGGCTCTTGACTCTAGATAGTGCGACGTAGGTCTGTCCACACTCAAATATTCCACTACCTACATCTATTTCGGCCGCATCTAGCGTGGCTCCCTGGGATTTGTGGATTGTCAGCGCCCATGCCAATATTAGTGGGACTTGTAACACTCCAATTCCAGGAATTTTTTCACTTGACCAGCAATGACGCGTCATTACCATTTCGTGCCCATTGTTGTATTTCACGCGCGGACAGCCAGAAAGTGGACAGAAGCCTGTGATGATTCCTTGGCTTCCATTACAGACTTCCAATCCAGTTCCTGACCCTTTTTCAGGTTGGATGTTCACAATACACATCACTTGGGCACCCATCTTCATTTTTAGCGATTTTTCACATATTAGATTATTTGCCAAATATTCTAGTTCATATTGGATTTCATTTTCGGTGTAATCACCTTTTTTTTCGGGATCTGTCTTCAACTTCATTTTGTATTCGCGCTCTTCTCCGGTTAAAGCAGCCATTTCAGTATTGTTTATGGTCTCTACTTTATTCTTTGTTGGAAATAGCTTTGTCACCACAACGGGGGCTTTACACCCGTGGGGAACAAAATTTTGCTCGCTTTTTTCAAAAGCGACCCCAACATCATCCCTTGCTTTAGGGGGGTCCCGTCGGGAGGGGGGCTTGCCCCCCGTGCGGCTCAACAACAGTTCATATGACTTTCGCTTTATTTTTCCTTCGCGCACTTGATTCAGCAAAGATGTATAGCTTGCTTCCTTTTGCCGGAATATCTTTATCAGTTGGATTTGGCAATCACGATGGAAGATGGAGTTCCAATCATCGCTCTCAAAGCAAAATCGTGTTGTATTGATATCTTCCTTGTTGCCTACCGGCGGAAGTTGATAGAAATCGCCAGAGAATACCAATTGGATGCCACCAAATGGTCGATTATTGCCGCGGATAGCCTTTCCTATTTGATTCAATGCGTCAAACAGTTTCAAGGACAACATACTCACCTCGTCTACAACCAAGACTTCTGTTTGTTTCCACATCTTTTTGGAGTATTTGTTTGCCTTTATTTTCAATATAAGTTGCTCGATGGTCCCATTGCCGAGGCCGATACCTCCCCAAGAATGGATGGTTGTCGCATTCGCATTTAGCAGGACTGCGGCACATCCCGTCATGGCGCAGACATGGATTTCTTTTTGAGTTCTTATGGAATGTTCATTGATTTTTTGAATTAGGGCGGACTTTCCGGACCCCCCCGGTCCGGTTATAAATATATTGTGACCTTCAATATATTTATCAAACGCTATTTGCTGCTCCTTGGAAAGGTTCATTTATTAGTATATGATGATGTCTTTAAGCAACTTTTGATAAAAGTTGAGCAAAACCCTAGACAAACCTACCTTTTTCCATATGTGATTATGGAAAAGAGAGTATAGAGTGAAAAAATTTTACACCTTTTCTCTTTGAAAACGCCCATTCTGGGGCGTTTTCATCAGCGAAAAGTAACGGTTCCATGCGCATTTTCAATGCGCAAAGGTGTAAAAAAATTGCTTAAGAAGAAATTTATATATTATAAATGAGCAATTTTGCTGCGCCTTCTTTTGGATCCACCTTTTTTCACGAAGTTATGAAAGGTGAAGTGGAACATGAGCAAATGATGAGCGACTTGATTGAGGAAATTGAATTGAAGCGCGAATGTGCCCCGCTTGTATCAATGCTGCGCAACAATGAGGTTGATGCTGAGAAACGAAAAGAACTTATTCGCATTTTGGGATTGAAGCGGGATCGGTTGAAAGTTCTTAATCCTTCGCTATTTCCGCATGTCGAGGTTGATAAGGAACATGAACAAATGATGAGCGATTTGATTGAAGAAATTGGATTGAAGAGCGAATGTGTGCCATTATTGTCACAGTTGCGCGATGCTGCGGTTATCGGCGAACAACGGAAGGAACTTATTCGCGTTTTGCGATTGAAGCGAGACCGGTTGAAAGTTCTTAATCCTTCGCTGTTTTTGTGATTATCCAATCCCTTTTAAAAATCCACTTTTAGAAAAAGTGGAGCAAAACAGATAAATGTGGAAAAAAGTGTTTTTGCTCGCTTTTTTAAAAAAGCGATTTTGCTCGCTTTTCATTGCTTCTCTTAAAAAAGCGATTTCTAAAAGCGATTTTCCAGTGCTTCGATGCGAGCCTTTAATTTTTTGATTTCTTCTACAAGAAAGACTGTTATCACATTGTAATTAATTGCGACAGGGGTTTCTAAATCTGGTGTATTGTATGCTGCAAAATTTCGATTTAGTTCTTTTACTTCTTCAGCAATATAGCCGATTTGTGGTCCAGATTCGGGATCTGTATTGTATATATATGTCTTTGGTTGTAATCCGTAAATTGGTGCTGTATCTGTTGCCAAGTCTTGGATTGTGTTTTTTGTTTCGCGGCTACTCGAATTATAAGTGATTTCAAAAGTGCTTGTGTTGTAATATAATGTTTGGCTATTGGCAGCATTACGTATCGGGTTTACGTAAAATGCGGAACTTAAGGCGCCAGAAATTTCTGTTCCACTCGCATTTATAACTATACTATTATTAGCCTGACTGGTCCTACCAGCATATGTTCCAATCGCAATCGCATTTGCCCCTTGACTATATTGGCCTGCCGAGTATCCAATCGCAACTGCGGCGGACCCTTGATTGACTCCTCCCGCGGTGACACCAATTGCTACTGTTGATAATCCTTGGCTTGTTTGTCCGGCAGAATTACCAATTGCTACTCCGCTAGCACCTTGATTGGAGAGTCCAGCACTGACACCAATCGCGACCGCATATATACCTTGGTTCGTATTTCCCGCACTAAAACCAATCGCTACTGCTGAACCACTTTGATCAGTAGCACCTGCGGCAAAACCAATAGCAATCGCATTTTGTCCTTGACTCGTTTGTCCCGCGTAGGTTCCAATTGCTACTGCCCCAGAAAGTTGATTTAAACCTCCTGATTTATACCCAATCGCAAGCCCATAATCTCCTTGATTTTCTTTACCTGATCCTGATCCTATCGCAATCGCATTTTGTCCTTGACTGGTTTGGCCAGCATTTTGTCCTATGGAAACCGCTGATGCGCCTTGGTTTGATTGACCTGCTCTAAATCCAATTGCGACTGATGTTACGCCTTGACTTGTATATCCAGATTGGTAACCAATCGAAATTGAATTTGATTGTTGATTTATATATCCAGCTTCGTAACCAATCGCTATTGCGTTTTCTTGTTGATTATTTGAGCCCGCACGGTATCCTATCGCAATTCCGTTCTGGGATTGGTCAGCGTATCCAGCTGCGTATCCTATCGCAATCGCATTTATTCCTTGACTATATTGGGCAGCTGTATACCCAATAGAAATTGCGTTAGATCCTTGATTATTAAAGCCTGCTGATTCACCTATAGCAATCGCAGCAGAACCTTGGTTATATTGTCCCGCAGCATCGCCTATCGCAACTGCTAATTGACTTTGACTTGATTGTCCGGCCCCAGAACCAATCGCAACCGCATAGACACCTTGATTTGAATAGCCCGCACTACTACCTATCGCAATAGCACCGAAACCTTGGTTTGAACCACCAGCATAGGATCCAATAGCAATGGCGGCTATGGATTGGTTTATTTGCCCAGCATTTGCGCCAATCGCAACAGCGGCGATGCCTTGATTTAATTGCCCAGCATTTGCGCCAATTCTAATTTCATTTATTCCTACAACCCAACCACTTGATGTGGTGCTCCAATACAAATATTCACTATCAATTGTTCCGGGTGGCAGGTTTGATCCTGTGCCACCACCTCCGCCAGCCCCCCATGTGATTTCACCACTTGTATTATCATAATACAGTGAATTAGATCCTTGATAATTTCGTATAGGTTTCACGTAAAATGATGAACTTGTTGTTGAATTTAGAGTAGAACCACTGGCATTTAAAATAATTGTGTTTGCGGATTGGTTGAGAAATCCAGCTTGATTTCCTATCGCAATTGAATTTGTTCCTTGGTTTGATGTTCCTGCATTCCATCCAATCGCAATTCCATTTTGTTGTTGATTGGTTTTTCCAGCATAGTTTCCTATAGCAATCGCTTGGGTGCCTTGATTTTGACCACCAGAATCTGCTCCAATTGCGATCGCTTGTTCAAATTGGTTTGTTTGGCCCGCAAATTTACCAATTGCTACAGTTTCTTGTTTTTGATTTGTTTGGCCTGCTTGGAATCCAATCGCAATCGCTACTTGGTTTTGATTTTTTTCTCCAGCCTGAGCTCCTATTGCGATTGATGCTTGTTGTTGACCGGAAGCGCCAGAACTAATGCCTATTGCTACTGATGCTTGACCTTGTTGTGTTCTGCCTGCGCTCGAGCCTATAGCAATTGAATTTGTTCCTTGAGTTTGATAACCAGCATCAGTGCCCATAGCAATCGCTTCTTGCTTCTGGCCAGTAGTCGCTGCGCCATCACCTATAGCAATCGCATTTAAACCTTGGTTAATATTTCCTCCATATGTTCCTATCGCAACAGCACCGACACCTTGATTACTCTGTCCAGCGTTAGATCCAATCGCTACTGCCGCAAGACCTTGATTACTCTGCCCAGCTAATAATCCAATCGAAACAGCATTTGCGCCTTGCCTACTGGACCCAGCATAATAACCCACTGCCACAGAGTTTGTGCCACCAATAATACCTTCTTGTCCCGCATTGGTGCCAATATGAACTCTATCTCCACCTACAACCCAAGTAGATGTTATATTGTCCCAATACAAATAGTCTGACCAGTTGGTTCCATCAGGGATTGTTCCCGTGCTACCACCTCCACTTCCACCAGGTCCCCATGTAATTTCTTTGGTAGTCGAGTTGTATGCCAAAACATTGGTTGCGGTGGTGCCGCGTTGTTGTATAGAACTCACATAAAGTGCGGAATTATTTGTTACTGTGAGCGGGGTTGTGGACGCATTCAAGATAATTGTGTTGCTGATTCCCGCATTTGTTTGGCCCGCATATGCCCCAATCCAGACATTATTGTTGTTATTACCTGACATATATTCTCCGGCCTTGAACCCCATGACGGTATTTAGGGATCCGTCGACGCAATTCTCCATGGAATACGTCCCGACAGATGTATTTCCATCACCGGTTTCATGATTGAAGAGGGCTTGGGCACCAATTGCTACATTTTGGCTTCCAACCGTGGTGCTTGAAGTGTTTCCTTCCAAAGCGCTTGACCCGACCGCGGTGTTCAAACTGCCAGTTGCGTTATTACACATTGATCCGGCTCCCAATGCGGTATTGTGTTCACCAGTAGTGTTGAAAAAAAGAGTATTAGACCCAACAGCAACATTACAACTGGAGTCCGTATTGTTATATAATGCGTAGGCCCCAAAGGCAGAATTATTTTTCCCTGTCGTGTTGTTTGCTAAACTCGAGATTCCATAATTCGTGTTATTCATTATACAATTTACTTTTAAAAAAAAAACTTTTAGAAAATCCACCTTTGAAAAAGGTGGAGCCAAATACACTTTTTTCACGAAGTTTCAGCGAAGCAAGGAAAAGTGGAGTAAAAAAGATAAGGGGGGTTTTAAGCCCCCGTGGGGAACAAAATTTTTGGTTTCTTGCTTCGCTAAACGCTTTTTTCACGAAGTTATGAAAGGTGGGTTTTTAAAAGCGATTTTTATCATATGCTGAAATCTTCCAAAACCAAGGAGACTCGTAAATTACCTTGATCTCTTCACCCTTTGATAACCGTTCTAGTGCTAGGGCTGCGTTTTCATTGTTGAACCATTCTCTATAATGAATAAAGACTCGGTTAAACTTTTCTCCCTTCTTGACATCGATGCGCTCAATTATTCCTAGGTTTAATGCTTCTAATGTTTCACGGATTTGTGATTGATTTATCTTGACAAATACGCGGGGAATAATCAATGTTTTAATTGACATTTTTTGTTGCTTTAATGCTTTATTACTTTATTACATAATTCTAATTCATTTTTTTCAAGGGTATAGATTTGGTTTTGTTCTCTTTTTCTACACCTTTGTACATTCTAAACGCCGATCCTTGCGGTCGGCGTCTTTGAATGTCTTTAGGTAACCGGTTACTTCGTGACTGATAATTTGCCTTTGTTATATTCAGTGATTCGGCAGAGCCGAATCAAGATATATAAAATCGGCATTTTAATTGTCCGAAGGTCTAAAAGAGATGTGGGAATAAAAATCTAGTGCGTTGTGTTTACATGTTTATTCATAAAAAATTGAAAGCTTTTTTATAAATTATAGTAAGTTATTCAAAGTTCTAACAAAATGTCTTACAAGTGCAAGGTTTGCTACGATGCGGGAAAGCCCGCTGCTGTTTACAACAGCCATTATGTCAAGAGTGCTAACCGCTCAACGGTCACGTGCCCGATCATTTTGGCTATCAAGTGCCGTTATTGTGGGGAGATGGGCCACACACTCAAGTATTGTGCTAAGCTTTCCGCAAAGGAAAATTCTGTAAAAGAAAAAGAGAAGGTTAATACTTCGGCTGTTGTCGCTAAGGCTCCTATAAAGAATGTCAATCCTAAGCTTGCGATCCAGAACATGTTTAGCATGTTGGATGAGGACGAGGATGAGGATGAGGATGATGAGGATGAGGAGGATCAGGACAGAGGAAAGAGCTATGCCGACGCAGTCAACCGTGAAGCTGCTCCTGTTATTATTCCGCCGATGCCCAAGTTGGTTAGGGGTGAAGTAAAGCGGTGGGCGGATTACAGTGACAGCGAGGATGAGGAAGAGTAAATCCACATCCACTTTTAAAAAAAGTGGAGCAAAAAGCGTAGCATTTCCACTTTTAGAAAAGTGGAGCAAAAAGCGTAGCATTTCCACTTTTCACGGGGACCCCGTAAGCCTCTCACCACTAGTTCGCTTAAACCTTTTCCAAAGGTTGAGGTTGAGCAAAATTTATAAAAATAATTAATAAAAAGGAGGGATTTTTAATTCCTACCGTCGCGCCTTAGAACCTTGGTTCCCTCAACAGATAAAATTGAAATGCTTTTAGCATTTTTTTCTACGAGCAACAAACTTTACAAATTACAATCATCGCTTTTAAAAAAGCGAGCAAAATCTTATTTTATCGCTTTTAAAAAAGCGAGCAAAATTTTGATAAAAGTCAACTTAGAACAATGTCTCAGGAGCAAATGAACAAGTTTACCAATTATCTTGAGCATGGAAAGCTCGATAAAAAACAATATCAATACGACGGTGTCAAGTGGTGTGTAGAGAATGAGACTCGACTTGATCCACCAGGGGAAGTTCGTGGGGGATTTGTCGCAGATGAGATGGGTCTTGGTAAGACTATTATGATGATTGGAACGTTTGTGGCGAATCCCATGTTGAGGACGTTGATTGTGGTTCCCCCGATCTTACTCAGCCAGTGGTATACACAGATTTATAAGACGACTGGTCACAAGGCAATCATCTATTATGGGTTGAACAAGAAAAAGATTACGCAGCAGCAGCTGGAGGAGGCGGTCATTGTGTTGACTACTTATTCCACTTTTCAAAAAAGTGGAGCAAAATCCACCTTTGGGAAAGGTGGAGCCAAAATTGAGGAAAATATTGAAGGAACCTTAGTTCCCCAGGTGGAAGATTTGGCCCAACCTTTGTTAAAGGTTGGTTGGAACAGAATCGTGTTTGACGAGGCCCATCACCTAAGGAACAACAATTCGCGTCACCAATGGGCCAAGCAACTCAAGGGTAAGATCCGTTGGCTCATTTCCGGAACACCCGTCCAGAATAAGAAGCGTGACTTTTACAATTTATGTTCAGTTCTCGGCATGGCGTCAAGCTTTTATACGAACCCGGCAAATCTCTCTACTATTGCGCGGTTCTTCATATTGAAGAGAACTAAGAAACAAGTTGGAATACAATTGCCGGATATGAATATTGACAAGACAGTGGTTCAATGGGCAAACCGGACCGAGTTTAACTTGTCTCAGGAGATTCACTCACATTTCAAATTCTCGAATGTCAAGTTTCCGGCGACTAGCAACGGGATGTTGTATGGGCTTGGGGAAAATACACACTTGTCATTGTTGTTGAAGGCGAAGCAGATGTGTGTTTACCCGGGTCTCATGATCGCAAAGAAGGAGGGTTTTGAGGATTTTGAGGGTAAGGATGCGTTGGGTTGTACTACAAAAATTGACGAGGTTGTCAAGTCAGTTGTTCAGCGGAGAAATAATGGATGTGGAAAGCTGATATTCTGTTGCTTTCGCGGAGAGATTGATTTGATTTACAAGAAGCTGATCGAATCGGGGATGACCGACGTTGTCAAGTTGGATGGGCGCGTCAGCGGAAAAAAGCGTGGAAATATCCTCAACAAAAAGAATAATGTTCTTATTTTACAGATCCAAACGGGGTGCGAAGGCCTCAACTTACAAGAGTTTTATAGCGAGGTATACTTTGTCAGTCCGCACTGGAACCCGGCGATTGAGGACCAGGCGATTGCGAGGTGCCACCGCATAGGACAGACCAAGAATGTATTGGTTGAGCGGTTTGTTATGGGCGGTTTTGAAGAAAAGAGTTTTACAATTGAGCAACATGTAACGAATGTTCAGGATATCAAACGCCAGATTGCTGAGGAAATCTTCCACGGGGGCATGCCCCCGTAAGCCCCATCCCCCTCTCTTTTAAAAAAAGAGAACAAAACTTTGTGGTTTGCTGTACTTAAATCCTTTCTCTTGCTTCGCTGAAACTTCATGAAAAAGGTTGGCTGGATCAAAACAGATAAAGGAGGGGTTCGGGGAACCTTGGTTCCCTAATATAAAATTGAAATGCTTTTGGTACATTAGGTATATAGTACTTCAAATTAGTAAACGTAATTAGCATGTTTGGATCTTCATCGTCTGTGAATGCCGCAGCAGCGAGTGCTTGGGTGTTCAGGTTCTTCAAGGCATCAAAGAAGGTGATTGTCACTGAACTAGAGTCTATTTATATTGTAAAGATAAAGCCCAGAGTGTTGCCGATGTACGAGAATGAAAATGATAAATATTGGAGGCGCATTGATGAGTTGCTCTAAATACACTTTTGGGAAAAGTGTAGCAAAAAGCGTAGCGACTGTAAGCGTAGCGACTAAAAACCAACTTTATAAATTTGGATTTTGCTTCGCTTAAACCCTTTTCCAAAGGTTGAATGTGTATATTGATAAGCAGATCCTCGTGCGGTGTATATTGTATATATTTTTTATTTACAATATAGAATGACAGAATGTTATATTTGTTCAGCGTCTTTAGATAATGATAATAACTCTCTTTTAGAAAATCAACAAAAAAGTGGTAGTGATTATACAGTTGCTACGCTTTTACCAAAACTGGAAAAGTATACTTTATCGCCTTGTAATCATGAATTTCATTCGAGGTGTTTAATCGACTGGTTCCGTATACGTTCAACCACTGAGTGCCCTTGTTGTGAGAATGATGGCAATTATTATAATGAATTTTTAAATTTTTTGAATGAATTCAATTATAATTATGATGAACCTATCACTTTCGCACATGCTAGTCGTTGGGCCAGAAAACGGGATGCTCCAAAGGCTCTCAAACGGCTGTATGCCACTTATCAAGATTTATTTTTGAAACAGAAACAGAATTCAAAGGATATGCGTATATTTCAAATGGAACATGGTAAGGAATACAGTTTGCTGCGGAAGAAGAAATGTGGTTTACGTCGTAAAAAATGTATCTTGAATAGGAAAATAAAACGTGTGAAAAAAATGATGTGTTTAACCATTGCTGATAATGTTTAGGCACCGGTTATTTGTTTTTCAACTATATGAAGCCACTGATTAAGTTTTTTTAAATATTCGATAAATATGTCTTTGGAACGTTTTTCTCTTGATTGTGACCTTATCGCTTCATTCAATGTAAATAAACTATTTTCTATTGGGTCTACTTCTTTTCTAGTTATACCTTTCTGTTTTAGATAAGGATGAAATAATTGTTCACTAAAAATAGTGCTACCAAAATTCTTGGTAAAAAGATATGGCACGTAACTAGGCAATTGTATATCCTGAATAGCCTTTTTTTCATCGGCGGTTAGTGATAAAAAAATGTAATCATACACACCATCATAACATTCCAATAGTAGTTTATATATAGAGTCTAAGTATTCTTTCTCCAACATCGCACTTTTTATTTTGTTTTCTGTAATTACATATAATTGTTCAATGTCCATAAGATACCAAGATATATATTTTGGTGTCTTCTCAACTTGTTTATGAATCCCAATACAACATAAACAATAATTGTTCGCGCTTTTCATTTAACTCTTCCTTTTCTTCATCTGTGTAATTGTTCCACTCGGTTTCTCTCTCATCATTGCGCAACATTAGCCAATAATCTAGGATGTCATTATCCACTTTTTCCAAAAGTGGAGCAAAATTTTTATTCTCCACGGGGGCAAGCCCCCGTAAACCCCCTCCCATTACTTCGTGCTGCTGCTCCCTCATCGCAAAGCAGAGGGAGAGGGAGACCACTCCCGAAGGGACCCCCCAAATAATTTGGTTCAACCTTTTCTAAAGGTTGATTTTCTAAAAGAGAGATGTAGTTGTTCCTCAGCGTATCAATCTCATGGATGTAGTCGTCGATCTCATTGTCCACTTTTTCCAAAAGTGGAGGAAAATTTTTGTTCTCCACGGGTCCCTCTGCTGTGCGATGAGGGAGCCCCCGTAAACCCCCTCCCATTACTTCGTGCTGCTGCTCCCTCATCGCAAAGCAGAGGGAGAGGGACCCCCTCAAATAATTTGGTTCAACCTTTTCTAAAGGTTGATTTTCTAAAAGAGAGATGTAGTTGTTCCTCAGCGTATCAATCTCATGGATGTAGTCGTCGATCTCATTTTCCACTTTTTCCAAAAGTGGAGCAAAATTTTTGTTCTCCACGGGGGCAAGCCCATCCTGAAGGGAAATCGGAAAAAGAGAGTTGTTAAGTTCCTTTGAAATAGCGTTTGCCATGTTTGTTTACTGTTATTTTTTTCTTGGAAAAGCTATTCACTTTTTTTTGTTATGTGCTGTTTTTCTTGATGCTACCTTTTTATTTTTTGACTTTGCCTTCGACTTTGCCTTCGGCTTACGTCTCTTTTTTGTTTTTCCACCAAAATACTTTGTTTGCGGTGTTACTCTTAATTTATAATTTTGTTCATCAGCATTAAACTTTTCGATTCGTTCTTGTTCTAGTTCTTTGATTCGCTGTTGTTTATTGATCAATGCTGAAGAAATCTCAGGATATCCACCCTCGGGTCCACTACTTTTGGCAGGAATACTATAAATACCTCTCTCATTCCATTTTTGTGGGTTAGCACTATACGCAATTGGGCCTGGGAGTTTCTCTTTATCTTCGGTTCTATCTTTCTCTTCTTCTTCCACTGTAAATAATGATAACCAATTTTTGAACGACATATATTTTAAACAAATATTTTATTTGTTTGAGTGTAGAAAGCGCATATTTTATATTGAGCGCAGTGAGACTAAATTTCTGTTGAAACTGAAAATCGCTGAACTGAATCAAAAATAATTATTGATCGTAAATAAGACCCTATAAATGGCCAAATTACATTCACTGTTATGCTCGTAAATAACGTGGGATTTATAACACATATTTTTTCTAAGCTTGCGCTATATTTGCTATTTATAAGCATAGCCATTTCAATTGCTAATTGGGCCTCGAGAGCATGTTTCATGTCGAAACCTTCACTGTCGAAAATCCAAACCCATTTTTTATCTCCTTTTTGCGCAAGTTCTCCATCATAATGTGCTAAAATGCCCTCTCGGTCATTGTACTTTGATGCTTTTGCCGGGCATGTATAATAATATATAATGTCTTCTGTTTCACTCAATTTTCGAAATGAATGACTAGTTGGATCTGCGGAACAAATAGGACAGATGTATGTCATTCTTTTATAATAACTTTTTATAACTTCGTGAAAAAAGTTTGTTCTATTTATTACACTCAAATTTGTTTGTTTTTTTGTTCAATAAAATTTATCGGTTTAATTTTTTTTTGCCTTTAAAATATTTATTTTATAAAATTTATTATGATTAGTTTCGTGAATACATTTTCGCAATGAAACAACTTTTCCCGACGTATTGACTATAAGGTCTTGTTTAATTAGACCTCCAGAAGTTTTATAGGCAACACCATCCCAAACTTGCTGACGTTTCCCAACCAATATATCATACACATGTGTTCCCAAAACATATGAACCATTATTTTGCTTAATAGGTTTTCCTAAAATTTGAGAATCCTCATAATCAAATGCGTTATAATCAATTTGTTCTTCATCATCTCCCTTTTGGAAAAAGGGAACAAAATTTTGCTCGCTTTTTTCAAAAGTGACATCGTCAAATGTAACATTTACTCCTTTTTCAATAAGGGTTGCCCTCCAGAAAGCTACAACTTTATCATGTTTTTTGAGTTTTTTAGTCAACATTTCATTCTCTCTCGTAAGTCGTTTGTTTTCAATCGTAAGAGCAATAACACGATTTGAGTTGTCCTCATTACCCTTTTCAAATAACTTTTGTTTTATAACCTTATTTTCTTCGATAATTTTTTTATAATTATCTGGTGTGCATTCAATACTCTTTATGATTTCTTGTATCATATTATCAAGTTCACATAATGTTATATCTTCAATACTCAATAATTCAATATATTTTTTGTTCTTTATTGTTATTGTTCGCATCATATTTCCAAGAATTGGATCATTTTTTATAGCAGTTTCTATTTCTAATTGATTAGATACCTTAAATGCGTTTGTCAAACGGAAATTATCATAAGTATCTCTGTGTTTTGTAACGCGATTTCGTAGATGATTTGAATTCCCAAATTTTATGAGTGCCTCATTTTTATCACTTATATTATCTATCAACCCATAATAAACACATTGTGTATTAGATGGAAACTGTTCTAAAATTGTTTTTTCTCTTAATTTTACCTTTTCCTTTTCTGTTTGTATAATTTGACATTCAAGTTTGGCATTCACATTTTCTAGTTGTTTTTTAAGTTCATCGCTTTCTTCTTGAACGACTTGATGAATGATATCTTCCATCTTCAAATAATATTCATGGATTTTATCGGCTTTCTTTGTATCTGTTTTTATACAAAACAATTTGAATGTTTTAACCGATAACATAATTGTTTCTTTGTTGTATCCTCCGTGTTTTTTCTCATTTTCATATTGCTTTACGCTATCGCACAGCAAGATTTTATAGTCCTTGTCAATAATAAAATGTTTTTCTAATAAAGTTTTTGCCTTTATCTTGACGCTAAAACCCAACCATTTCCATACATTATCTAAGTCAACCACAAAATCATTTTTCTCATCACAATTTAAGTAACAATAAAAACTGGTAACAAATAATTGTTGTTCAAACTTCGTGAAATTATCTTGTATTTTTGTCAACAATTTACCATTATATGTGCTTGATAACTTTGTTATCGGGTTATTCTCTATGAGCTCAACGATATTTAATGATATGTCCATTATAATATACATTATAAGTGTTGCTTTATATTGTATTTATTTTTAATTGGTTTTATTTTCATAAATCAAAAACAAGATTTGGTTTTATATAATTTGTCTTAAAAGTTGATGGGTAACAACAAGCATACTATGTAACCCCACCACCTCCCCATCAACCATCAACAACTCTATATATTTTACTTCCAAATATAGCCTTACGAGAGAAACTGAAAAACCCCGGCTAATTTAGCATCGTATAAGGTAATCAAGAAATGAGTGACAAAATGAGAAACCGGTGACAAAATGGATATGCGTAAATAAGCAATTTAATTAACAAGAGAAACTCCCCAACGGAAGAAAATTAATGACAACCTGAAGAAGTATTTAAATTTTCAAATAAGAATAATATATTTTGCTCCACTTTTCATAAAAGTAGAGTAAAAAGGTCCAACCGAGAATCGAACTCGGGTTACAGGAGTCAAAACCCTGTGTGATAGCCAACTACACTATTAGACCATTCAAATCTTGTCCAATAAGATTTGTATCAGGCTTGCCGGAATCGAACCAGCGGCTGTTTGATGTTTGTTTACCACTACAGTCAAACGCTCTACCAACTGAGCTAAAGCCTGGTATGAGATTGCTTTGGAAGGTTTTGATCCTTCGGCCTTCGGATTATGGGTCCGACACGCTTCCTCTGCGCCACAAAGCAATCTATTACCCTTGAGGAACTTTACGTCCCTGACCAATCAAGGGTTGATCGCGACTGGTTCTGCCCCAGTTACTTCTTGTTGAAATACAAGATGTGATACTATTTCACTACACGACCGGATTACTCTTTTCTCCCAAAGCAATTATAAACGTTTTCTATTTTATTTTTGACAAATTATGTTTACTATTATCTGAACGAGAAACCCATTCAAGATTAGCCACATTATTATTAGTTTTATCAAAATCTATATGATTCACCTCTGGATGATTATGCGGATTATCTATAAAAAGTAAAGCTACTAAACGATGTATATTAAAGTTTGTTCGTTTCTTATCCTCACCGATTAATCCAAGTCCCATATACCCGGTACAATTTTTACTACTAACCAAATAACGTTTTCTTTGTAAATTATAAACTTTACCTTCTTTTGTTATTATGTAATTGCAATACCCAGTCATAATTTTACCTTCTGGTACAGGTTGTATTACGGTATATCCTGCGGAGTATTTCCAAATATATCCTCCTGCTGTTTTTCTAGCACCTCTACAAACGCCAGAAATATGTGTTTGATAGATATCCGTTTCATTTTCAGCATCAGCAGGAGAATCATATTCTCTTATAAAAACGCCATCTAATGTATATTGAGTCACTTTTATTTTTTTACCTTTGTTTAAACCTAAACGAAAAGAGTGTTTAGCATTTTCAGTTCGCGAAACCCATTCAAGATTTTCTACATTATTATTTGTTTTATTACCATCTTTATGATTTACAACATAAGATTTATCTGGACATACTAAAAAATTTGTTGCTACAAGACGATGTGTTTTTAATATCAACTTTTTATTGTTTACATGTAACGATATTGATAAATAACCACCCATCAATGATGTTTTTAATTTATTCATTGTAGTTTTATTTCTAAATTCACCATAATTTGATATTTCATAAATTGAACCAGTTTCAATAACCTTCCATTCTTCGACAATGGTCGTCATTATATAACATTACTTTACAAGTTTTTAATTTGTTTTCCATAACTTTATGGAAAAAACGGTTCTGGATGGGATTGAACCATCGACCTTTCTGTTAACAGCAGAATACTCTAACCAACTGAGCTACAGAACCTTAATTGCTCCATGAGCTGTATCCTTAAGGAAACACCGTTTCCTGATTCCAATGACGGGACTCGAACCCGTGTCAAAGACTTGAAAGATCTCTGTCATAACCACCTAGACCACATCGGATAATTGCTCCACAAGCTGCTCCAACTGCTCCATACCAGAATCGAACTGGTGTCCCACGCTCACTTAAAGAAATATAAGACGCGGATTCTAACCACTAAAATAATGGAGCGAACAAATACCTTACGATAAATGCTGTAACCCACAAGGAACACCTTCCCCAAAGGTTGAATAGTTGAGGTGGGGTTCGAACCCACGAAGCTTACGCAGCAGATCTTAAGTCTGCCCCCTTTGACCGCTCGGGAACTCAACTCTATCTACCACTTTTGGGAAAAGTGGATCAAAACCCATCCTCACTTTGTAAAGGAGGGATTATACCGGTGAGGGGGATCGAACCCCTGACCACAAAATTAAAAGTTTTGCGCTCTACCAAAACTGAGCTACACCGGTTTTAAATGCGAATGCTCCTCTATTATATCCGTGGTGGGGGTTGAACCCACGATCTCTCGATTAGAAGTCGAACGCGTTATCCATTTCGCCACACGGACCCTTTTTAGAAAACCTATTACACGGTTCTGTATTAATATATGGGGTGTCTTTAAGTTGTTTTTGAGAACATATTATATAACCATTATGGTTTGATAATTGACTACATCATTTTCAATCTTGACATTTATTGCGAAATTTGGATATATTAACCTTTTTTACTGTTCACTGTGTAATCTACAAACAAACAATACCCCATGTATACAAGATTGGGCATACATACAACCTAACATTTGAACATACTTTGAGGTTTTGAAATAGACTAATCGAGAGAAACAACGGAACACAGAAACCGGTGACAAAACAAAGAAATGACTGGTGTTTTGCCACCCCTATAATCAAGTGAGGTTGAGTCAGTTTTTGGAGAGGTTATCACACCTTTATCAAAAAGTGTATATGTAAATTTTATTTTTTGCCAAGACTTTTTTGGCAAAATCAATTTTGGACATTTATAAATGTCCATTTTTCAATTTTCCAAAAAGGTCTTGGCAAAAAAAAGTGAAAAAATGGGTTTAGACCATAATCGTCTCATTTTCATTTTTTGATTGTTTGGGTTGTTAGCATAACTTTTTTTGTATTTTTAAAAAACATTTTGGAAAGGTTTAGTAAACTATTTTTTTGTTGCCATATTATATAAAAATGGCAACAAAAAATAGTGAAAATAATGTAAAAGAATATATGTGTGAAAATTGTGATTATAAATGTAAGAAAAAACAACATCTTACTCAACATTTTAACACCATAAAACACAAAACACTATTTGGCAACATTGTTTCCAATAAAACTGAACATGTGAAGCCCATAACATACGACTGCGCATGTGGTAAGATATACAAGGATAGGACTGGTTTATGGAAACATAGAAAAAAATGTGAAGATTACATAAATCATAATAATGAAAAAGAAGAAGACAACCTGATAATTTCTCTCATTATGGAGGTTATGAAAAATAATAATGAACTACAAAAACAAAATGATGAATTCAAAACCCTTATGATTGAACAAAATAGCAAGTTGATTGATATTTATAAGAACAATACTACCAGTATCAATAACAATATGGTTAATTCTAATAACAAAACATTCAATCTTAATGTATTTTTGAATGAACAGTGTAAAGATGCTATGAATATTATGGATTTTGTTGATTCTATCAAATTGGATTTGAATGATTTGGAATCGGTTGGCAAGCTTGGATACATTAATGGTATTTCCAATATTATTATCAAGAAATTGAATGCGCTCGATGTTCACATGCGACCCGTTCACTGCACTGACTTGAAGAGAGAAACTATGTATGTTAAGTCACAAAATGTATGGGAAAAGGAGGATGAAGAGAATAAAAATATCCGCAGGGCCATCAAACACATTGCTTTTAAAAACATTAAAAATCTGGAATTATTCAAGCAATTACATCCTGATTGTTTAGAGTATGATTCCAAGCATGGAGATCATTACTTGAAACTCCAGATAGAAGCCCTTGGAGGAGGATCATCTAATGTTGAATATGATAGTCAAACCAAAATCATTAAAAAGATTGCCAAAGAAGTTACTATTGATAAAACACCCAATTAATCCACTTGTTGGGAAAAGTGGTTACCACCAAATTAAATTGGCTGACTTTTTAACACTGTGTAACCCCTATCAGGATACAAAGTTGTTATGAATATACTACACTTCCTAACAACCACTTATACTATATACCTTTAAGGTCTTGAAACTGGACTAACGAGAGAAACAACGGAACGCAGAAATCGGTGACAAAACAATAAATGACTCGTATTTTACAATCCATACAGTTAACTTGTATTTTACAACCATGTAAATCAAACCAAACTCACTTTTGAGGAAAGTGAAGAAAAGGAGGGAACCACTGTTCCCTGAGCGAGAGAAATAACGGAACGCAGAAATCGGTGACAATCCATACAAATGACTTGTATTTTACAACACCGTATAGTTGACTTGTATTTTACAACACTATGTAATCAAGGCAAACTCACTTTTGAGGAAAGTGAAGAAAAGGAGGGAACCACTGTTCCCTGAGCGAGAGAAACAACGGAACGCAGAAATGAGTGACAATCCATAGAAATGAGTGACATTTTGAATACTACGAAAAATAAAAAATTTTGGTTATTTACTATGTTATTATCCACGGGGGCTCCCTTCGGGACCCCCTCATCACATTTTGCCCCTCATCACATTTTGCTCCACTTTTTATAAAAGTGGATTTAGTCATACTCCTCTTCCTCCTCCTCGCTGCTATCATTCAACTCTATCTTTCCATTCTTCCACACACCTATCTCGTTCTCATCCATATCATACACTACTCCACTTATTATCGACTTCAAATATTTCTTACCCTCGTAAACGATCTCTGTCACGCTATCCTCCTCCTCTTCTTGTTCATCGACCACCTCCACCGGGGCAGTTTTGTTCTCTTTTTTCAAAAGAGACTCGGGGGTAGTTTTGTTCTCTTTTTTCAAAAGAGACTCGGCAGAAGTTTTGTTCTCTTTTTTCAAAAGAGACTTTGCCTCCTTCTCTGCTAGCTTAGCTGCCTTCTCTGCGGCCTTTGCCTCCTTCTCCGCTAGCTTCGCTGCCTTGGCATCTTCGATCTCCTTCTTCTTTGCCTCCTTCTCCGCAGCCTTAGCCTCCTGTTCAGCTAGCTTCGCTGCCTTGGCATCTTCGATCTCCTTCTTCTTTGCCTCCTTCTCCGCAGCCTTAGCCTCCTGCTCAGCTAGCTTCGATGCCTTGGCATCTTCAATCTCCTTCTTCTTTGCCTCCTTCTCTGCTAGCTTCGCTGCCTTCTCCTGCTCCTTTGCCTCCTTCTCGGCTAGCTTCGCTGCCTTCTCCTGCTCCTTTGCCTCCTTCTCGGCTAGCTTCGCTGCCTTCTCAGCAGCCTTCGCCTCCTTCTCGGCTAGCTTCGCTGCCTTCTCAGCGGCCTTCGCTTCCTTCTCCGCTGCCTTCGCTTCCTCATCTACGGAATTTGATTCTGTCAAACCTGTTCGGGTTGGCGGGCTTACGGGGGCACAGCCCACGTGGGATTTCACGAGTGACGCAAATAGGTCTTCCGTCTCTGAATCCTGTTCCACCACTTTCGACTTCGACTTTGACGGACGACCACGAACACCTACACCTACACCTACCACCACACTCCTCTCTTCCAACCACTTATACACTTCCAGACCATCCACTCCCTTCTCACTTCCATACTCACACAACAGCTCACGCACTACACTCATCTTCAAGGACTTCGACATTTCTACTTTTACTTATACTTTCACTTCACTCTCTTTTTACATTTCACTTTTTTTCACTTTTAACCCTTTTTTTACTTTACTACTTTTTCTTTTTTTCCACCTTTGAGAAAGGTGGAGCCAAAAACAAAAACATATTTATCTCCTGGAAAAATAAAAATTAATAATCAAAAATAATTTTCTATACAATATCGACTTAAAGCATTTGTGTAATTATTTAAAGAAACAAATATATGTGCTCAATAATTTCAAACATCTACCAATGTAGAATATGCGAAAACAGAGATTTAATACCCACAATATCATTAGGTGAACAAATTATCACATCTAGATTTCCAAAATATGGGGATTTTTCAACACCCAAAACACCCATTGATTTATGTAGGTGTACAGATTGTGGGTTATTACAACTAAGACAAACTACATATTCAACAGAATTATATGAATATGAATACGGGTATCGTTCGGGTATTAACAACACGATGAGAGGTCACTTAAAGGCGTATCAAGAGGAAATTTTAACAAAAGTCTCATTAAATGAAAAAGACATAATTGTCGATATTGGTAGTAACGACTCAACAATGTTGCAGTATTATCATGAAAAATACAAAAGAATTGGTATAGACCCAACTGGTAAACAATTTGCTCATTTTTATGGGAGTGTAGAGTTGATACCAACATATTTTACACTTGAAAATTTTAGGAAAGTGTACCCAACTGAAAAATGTAAAATTGTATCATCTATCTCAATGTTTTATGATTTGCCAGACCCAGTTCAATTTGCTAAAGATATTTACTCAATATTAGATAATGATGGTATTTGGACATGTGAACAGAGTTATATGTTAACAATGTTGAAAACAAATAGCATTGATACAATTTGTCATGAACATTTAGAGTATTATAGTCTAAGACAAATGTGTAGAATAGCAGAGATGAGTAATTTCAAAATTATTGATATAAAATTCAATGATTGTAATGGCGGTAGTTTCCGTATTTACTTTTCAAAAAACACGTCTCAAAAACATGTTGAATGTACCCAATTTATTGAAACTATCTTGAAACATGAATTGGATTATGGAATTATGGAAAATGAAATATATGAAAAGTTTATGAATAATTGTCGTATGGAAGTATCGCAACTAACAAATTTTATTGATACTGTGAATAATGATAACAAAAAAATGTACATCTATGGAGCATCAACAAAAGGGAATTGTTTATTACAATTTGCTAATATTGGCGAAGACAAGATTAAATATGCGGTTGAAAGGAACCCTCAAAAGGTAGGTAAAATGACAAATACTGGAATTGAAATTATCAGTGAAGAAACTATGCGCGAAAATCCACCCAATTATTTATTAGTTTTACCCTGGCATTTCCGCGAAGAAATTATAAAACGAGAAGAAGATTTTTTGAAAAATGGAGGACAGTTAGTTTTTCCATTCCCACATTTTGAGGTATATAGTTACACACCGAAAATGCTAATTACCGGTTGTGATGGAATGATATCTTATTATATAAAGGAAAAAGCAAAAGATTATACGTTGTACGGTATCACAAAAGATCCTTTATCTATCCCTGAAAATAATATAACTAAAAAAAGGTTTAACATGAATGATACAAAAAAACTAGAAAGTTATATATTAAATATAAAACCAGATATTGTTATACACTTGGCCTCTATTTCTAATTCATCTTATGCCCTTTATAACCCAATTGAAACATTATATTCAAATGGAATGTTAACAGCACATATATGTGATATTATTCACAAAAATAAACTAAATATAAAGCTTTTTAATGCTTCTAGTAGTGAAATGTTCAAGGGTCATGTCGATTATCTAGTAAAAGAAGATGATACAAATATGAACCATAATCATCCATATTCTATAGCAAAAATAATGGGACATTCGATTATTAATTTTTATAGAAACACATACGGACTACATTGTTCAAATGGAGTTATTTTTACAACAGAGTCTGAAAGAAAGCGCCCGGAGTTTTTATTAAATAAAGTAAAGGCTCACGCAAAAGATTGGAAAAATAGTAAACAACCTATAAAGGTTGGAAACCTAAACTCTTTTCGAAATATTTTACATGCCAAAGATGTTGCTTCGGCTGTATATACTATTGTTGAACAAGAAAAGGGTGATGATTACTTAATATGTAATGATTTTAGTGTAAAAATATATGATTTGGTTATAGAAATTTACAAGAATAATGGTATTTATTTAATAGACAAAAATAATATTTTATATGACAGTGAGTCTGGGCTAGAAGTAATTATAATTGACGAAAAAAATATAGGCAATGATATTGCACCAACAAATATACGAGGTGAATGCTTAAAACTAAAGAAAATTGGTTGGAAGCCCCAATTTCATTGGGATAATAACATAAATTATGATAATAGATAATTTATGTATTCACTATTTACGTAGGTAGATTATACTGGACATATTTAAATTTGACCCATTATTCATTTGTTTTTTAACAACCTTTGGATTGTTATAAATCTTTAAGTGACGCTTAGACAAATTATTCTTGTGCTTGATACGTTTATCTGTTTTTATTCCCTTTTTTAACATATCAAACAGTTTGGTGCGCTCTATTTTACAGGTGTCACATGAACATCCTTCATCGATATAATGTTCCCCTTGTATATCATCTACATATTGATTTTCTAAACAAAGTCTTATATAAAAGTCATATTCTATTTGTGTATATGGTACAAACTCTACATCTAATCGAGTTGAGTACTCTTGTAAATAAGTATTTCTCTCATCGTCTGTCAAATAAAATCTTAGGTACTTACAACTCTTTATTGATTCATAATGATTTAATGGCACTTTGTATTCTCTTTTAAAACGATTATACAAATCTGCGAATGATTTATCATCGGTTAAATAATCATTTACAATTACGACTTCCTTTTTTAAAATGTTAGATAGTATAACACCCCATTGTTTTGCGTCTTTCAATCGCAACTTGATATAGTTTACATTATTGTGTATTTGTAAAGTGTATTTTTTATCAAAATCAAATGGACTTATGTTCTCCAAATCGAATTTATCAAAATAATGTTCACCATTTGCCAAATATGGAAATAAACTATTAAACCTATCACTAATACGCTTAGTTGAATACTTATTCATATTCATTTCTAAATTATTGAAATGATAAATAGAAATCTTCTCAAAAAACTCTGACATTTTTCTCTCAATTGGGGTTCTATAAACATCTATTACGTATACATTCTTTCCTTGTTGTGCTAAAAATTGTATAATTTCATTGACCGTTACATTGTTTATTCCGGTAAGTACTTCAAGCATTGTATCATCATGAATGTGAATTATACTAAAACTTCCCAATAGTGATATCCTTAATGAAGACACAAGAGTAGTCGACCCAACCTTGGGTGGTGTATAAACAAAAATATAATTATCACAAAGTATTTTGAATATTTTACTAATCGCTTCCTGAATTACAATATATCTGTTGTTCATACTATACATTAAAAATAATTTATAGTATTTTTATCTTACATTCATATTAATATTTGCCCCTTCTCAACTTTTTCGATTTACCCTTTCTAGACTTTTTCAATTTTTGTTTCGTTCTATTCTTGCGTTTCCTTGAAGCACCTCCTCTTCCTGATCTCTTCACTTCAAATGATGGAGGACCCGCACGACCCTCTTCTTGTATCATAGAAGTGTAAAGTTCTGGACCTCCCCTGCCCTCTTCGGCAATCTTAGCAAGGAGAATGGTTTCATCTTCATCTTTATATTTATCCTTATCCTTAGCCATAGGTATTTTGTCTAAAATACTATAATCTATACCAACCTCATCTTCAATTTCAACTTCTGGGGCAATCTCAGGAGCAATCTTATTAGCCAGTTTGATATCATTTGCGCCACCCCGTTTAGCCCTCGACTTTTTACGGCGCCCACCCATTTGAAAATTCTCACTGGAGGTATTGCCAATAGGAATAGTTAGTTTCAACGCAGAGTCAATCATATATTATATCAAAACATTATTATTAAAAATATTTTCGTTTTTCAGGAATAGTATTTGAATCACATGCTTTCGGTGCCATAGGGATATTTTTTTTCCAATCCCTAAATTCATTGTCTATAAAAATAGAAATTTCTGGCGGTCTATGTTCATTCATTCTTTTTTTATACTTGGTGCGATCACAAAAATTTTCCAGTGTTTCATTATTACTTTGCAAAATCCCGAATCTTGAGCTTATAACATTATTTTTCATGTCGCACATTAAAGTACCATTTTTAAACCCAGTAATATTTGTCGCACTATAAGGATGATTACCTGTTTGAGTTGCGGAAAATGTAAATTCTACATATTCGCCTTGCTCTAAATATTTATATCTTTGATTTGAGACCAAAATAGATGTGTGGTGAACAAAAACATCTGTCCCTGAATAAAACCCGTCAGTAACTGTAATAAAACCATAACCTGCCTTGTTATTGAACCATTTCACTCTACCGATTAAACGCTCACCCTCAATATTATTTCTATTACCTAACAATTCATCAACATTAGCAAATGATGCCATATATTGAAATAATATAATTATCTTTATCTTCGTTTATTTGCCAAACATATAAAATATATGCGATAATACAAACCGTTCGACATCTACTTGTTTGTTCGTGTCCACATCATTCAAACTTATTTTTTTAAGATCATATAATTCAATGTGTTGAGCTGCCATATAATCATACAACGGAACCAAATTAATACAATCCTGAAGCTCAATGCTAGAATAATCAATCTTAGGGGCGCGAAGTTCCCCCTTAAGATAATTGAATATCATCAATGCTATAAAATGTAACTTCTTATCATTTGTATCCTTTGCTTTATTAAACAACATATTTGAAATAGATTTTATAGATACTAAATATTCCTTGGACTTAGGATTGCTCATTTATACCATTGAATATTTAAATCTATATAAAAATACGAAATTATTCTCATTTGGAAAAATCCTCGATTAAAGACTCGTAATTAGGTCGCTCATCGAATCCTAAAGATCTTATTTTTTTAAAATAATTGACAAATACTTCGGGTATTGATTTATTATTTACAACATTAGATTTCATTTCCCTTATAGCATCATTTGTGTGTCCCTCATTCTGCCAATCTAACTTTAATAAATACAAATACAACAATACATAACCAAGTGATTCAAGATCATCTCTTCTTGTTAATTCAATACAATCGTGTGAGTTTATACTTGCGAAATTCAATGAACCTATTAAACTACTTGTTTTTCGTGGTTGAATATGCTTTTTTTCTCGTGTATAACTTTTACAGAACCCAAAATCAATTAAATGTAGGTTAAAATTTCCTACTCCAAATACCAAATTTGATGGTTTTATATCTCGGTGTACAAGGTATTTATCATGGATCGCCATTAACAATGTCAATCCTTGAGCACCAATTAAAAGTGTAGTTTCTAGAGAAAGACGACCATAACGTTGTTTTATTGTTTCAAGTGAATCTCCCAACAAATTGATAACCATATAATAATTTTTACCTTCATTACCAAACCAGCGAAGTTGTGGCACACCGGGTATATTATTCAGATAATGATATATTATTGATTCATGTTTTAGTAAATTAATTTTAGAAGTTATAGGTTCCATTTTTATAGCGACATATTCACCAGTTCGTTTATTTTTACCTTTGTATACAAGTCCAAAACTACCAGACCCAATTGGTTCAATTAATTCATATTTGCTGTTCATTATTTAGATATATGTATTGTATCTAAATAATTTATATAATGAAATCACGAGTATAAATTATATAAATAATCTTGGAAAAACAAATTTATGCTCATTAACAACTGGTAATTTCAAAAATAATAATCCAACAACTATAAGGAAAATCCCAAAATATTTCCATGGATCATTAAATCGCTCTCCTAATACAACTATTGCAGCGATTGATTCAACTAAAGCACTTATACCATCCCATGCGGCATTCACCAACAATACATTAGATCCTTGTAATGAACGTATCAAAGAATAAACAACTGCTACATAACCTAACGTTCCAGTCATAAAATTTTTAACTCCTCCTTCATTCGCAAATGCCTTATAGCCAAAATCTCCAATTATTTCAGCAAATGTTAATATCCCGATATCTACGTAACTCATTAAAATAACTTTATAAAATAAGTATTTCAATATCTACATTGTAAATATATACAATGTGAAAATGTGTGTTGATATCATGAGCATTTGTTGTGTTATCATTGCGACTTTACCATAAAACGAAATAGGATATAAATCAGAAATACCAACCCCAGCTTGTATTGTTGTGCTCAATAACAAAAAATCTACAAAATCATTGTGTTTACTATTATGATTACTACTGTCAAAATGAGTTGAAAAATATAAATAAATTATAGCAAATGATAAAATACAAAAGATATGGAATACTAGAGTTCGTATTGCTAATTTCATGATATATAATGTTTACAAAAAATATAAATATACATTTTCAAATGTGGAGTCATTTTGTAAAAGAGTGGTGGAATTATACATATAGTGATTGGTTAGTAACAACATACTTCAAGGTCATGTTGGGTATTTCGCGTAGTTTACTTAAAAATGCTATATTCCCAGTCAATTCTGCGACCTTTTCCATCTCAAGTGAAATATTATTAATCTTCAAAAGAGCTTTTACAAATTCACCCAAAAATATTTCCTTCTCTGTGCCAAGCTTTTGTAGAAGCAGTTTACACTCAACTTCTGTTTCACAATCACACCATTCAATGACATAATTTAACAGGTCATAATGAATACTATATTCCACGCCGGTATCAAAGGTTTCCTTTCGCTGACACTCATCATACATATCAACAACCTTCTTAACAATATCCTGAACTATTGGTTCATTTGCCTTTGGGTAACTATCCTTCTTATCATCAGTCACATTTACATTTGTAAAACAGCTAAATAATGAAACTAACTGTTGAGATGAAAGGGAATCCAACACTTTGGATTGAAACAATTTGGCAAACACAAGACAATGAACTTCTCTCAAATTAGTTGCGATAATACCCATCTGTGTCAATTGATTCTCCACAATAAATCCATCATTCACCAGTAACTTAAATATTGTCGTTACATGTGAATCCAAATACTTCTCGGCCCCATTGTATTGTGCTTGTAGAATATCAACTTCCTTCCGCTTAGCTGCGTATTTTTGAATAAGGGGTTTATCTTGTTCCAAAAATTTATTAGCATCAAGAAGGCTCTGTATTTGTCGTTCTACATCCTTGCGTTTCTTGTTCACCATAAATTGCTTTTTGTTACACAATTCCAAATACTCTTCAACTACATGGACTGGGGTTCTAGAATAAGCAGTCAATGTCTCCAACTCATCATTCAATTTGTTGATCTTTCCATACAGTTCACCTAGCTGACTATCAATATCATTTGTAATCATACTTCGCTTAGAAAAATCAAGTAAATTATTGTCACCAATATCAATCAAATTCAATAATAGATTATACGATATCTTGAACTTGGAAATGAGTGTTTGGGGGTCACCTTTCATCATCGTTTTATACGGGGTGTGTTCCACATTACGAAATAAATTGTTCAAATGAACTACATGACCTACAGTATCAAGACCTAAACGCCCAGCACGCCCAGCAGCTTGCGTATATTCATGACCATATAACATTCGTAAATGAGTGCCATCAAACTTATTTACATCTGTAAAAATAGTTGTCTTCACTGGCAAATTGATACCAACACTCATGGTTTCAGTACAAAAGAGTATTTTTATACAACCCCTAGCAAACAACAGTTCTACCATTTCTCTCAAAACTGGCATCAGTCCCGCGTGATGAATTCCAACGCCTTTCCTCAACAAGGTAACTAGGTTAACATATTCAGGTAAATGTAAATACTCTTGGTAATTGGGCAACTTGCGTATAATTTGCTCACATTCTCGATCAATCGTATATGGCACTTTACTATCAAATTCCAAAATGTTGGTTGTCATTTCTCTCGCACAAACCTCCAACTGTTTACGAGAGAAAACATAACATAGAGCCGGTAACATTTCATTATTGACAAGATGTTCAGCAACCTTGTTCAATACATGTTGTCGATGAATACGAATATTGTGATATTCAAACAACTTGACGACTTTATTTATCTTATTGTAATTAATGTCATTGAATTCACCCTTTGCGTTCTTCAACACTACCAATTTATTCGTAAGTCCATTAATTTCCTCTTGAACAGCCTTATCCTTGATAGTCTTTGATACACTGGCGGTCGTAGTTATGAATGAATAGTGAATAAGTGGAACTGCTCTCTCAAGTTTGCTAGTCAAGTAAACCATTTTGTTACCCACGGGGGTAAACCCCCGTAAACCCCCTTTTGGGTTTTGCTCCTCCACAGGGTTCCCCTCAATACCGCTCCCTATGCTACACGATGATGTCACCCAATTTTGCTCCACTTTTTCTAAAAGTGGAAGTGGATTTCCACGTGTTTCAAGCCAATATGCGAATCTCTCGGGGTCGTCTAGAGTCGCCGATAACCCAACCATTTGGACGTGTTTTGGCAGAAGCATAATGCTTTGTTCCCATACATGACCTCTATTCTCGTCGTTAATCATATGAATTTCATCAAAAACTACACAACCCAGTTCAGTCTCGATATTCATATCAAATCCACTTTTAGAAAAAGTGGAGTAAAAATTTGGTTCTAAAGGTTGGGTGGAGCCAAACGTCTCTTGATTTGGTTCCACCTTTTCCAAAGGTGAATTTTCTAAAAGTGGACGTTTGATCTGGTATAATTTGTTCAATAAAATCTCCGTTGTCATGATGAGAACATTAGCATCAGGGTTCGTCTTGATATCACCTGTGATTAGTCCAACACTAATATGAGGATACTTGCGTGTAAAATCATAAAATTTCTGATTAGAGAGTGCCTTGATAGGCGAACAATAAATTGTCTTCTTTCCCTTGGAAAACAAATGGTCCAGGGCAAATTCACCTCCAAATGTTTTACCTGATCCTGTTGGTGCGGTAACCAACACATGATGCCCTTCCACAATTGCTTCAACACACCATTTTTGAAAATCGTGTAATGGATATGAATATTTTTCGTAATATTGGATATACTTCGGTTCACTTGATTTTGGATAATTGTAAGAGCAAACCTTTACCATAATGCTGTTATATTATATGATGTGTTGGGTTTATGTCGTTTCAAAAATACATATTCAACCTTTTTACAAAGTTACGAAAAGTAAATAAAAAAATTGATTTTAAATTACACTAGTATAGTATAATTATCATACTGAACCAAAACAACCAGTATTCTGCTATACTTTTTGAAAAAGTGGATAATGACTACAACTATCTTAAGTGTAAGTGATATCAAACTGTTTATAGATCCAATTAAAATCAAAGCGTTAAATGCGGAACATAACAAGATACGCGAGAATGTATTGGCATTGCTTCCGCATATCCCAGTTGATTTCTTTGATAATCCTGAATATGGTGTCAATTGGAAGAGTTTTCAATCCAAAGGGATGGCTGCAATTGGTTCCATAACAATGGTGAAAAACAATAAAATAGAAATCAAGCATATGGGTGGAATGTCAAATAATCACGATTATGAGATTAGTTATTTCGAAAATGATGTAAAAGTTGACCAAAAAAAGGTCGAGTTCAAGCATAACAATTGCGATGTAGCGAAACTTCCCCAATTTCTAGAAATTTATGATAAAGATTTTACAAACAAATTTAGTATATGTGATCAATCCTATACTAAATTTTATTACGATAATTACCTTGGGCAATACATTGGTCTAATAATAGATGAAACTATAGAGAAACCCGACTTTGAAACATATCAAAAGTATGTCCACGACATCCAATACTCACATCCATTCTTTGAAAAATTATACAAACAAAAGACGATCAAGACTAAGGAAAAGCGAAAAATAGCAAACGAGTCAATCACCGAATTCTTGAAAATATATAGCCAAACATTTAACTTTGATAAAATTGCGAAAAAAATACAAGATTCGCAGGGTGACAAAATCTTCTTGTTATGGGATAAAACGGATTTTCATATCAAACAAGTGGATACCGATAATATAAAAATACAAGGGATTACTGCGCTAAAAGGCGCATACTTTGACCTAGATGTATCAGGGTTCGAATATAATTTGCGTGTTCGTTTGAATTGGGGAAATAATTTGGGGCTTGCGAACCCGCGGTGGAAATTTTCATTCACAAGTAAATAGGGAATACCGTTTCAAGTTCCGTTTTTGAAAGCCCGTTGTTTCCCAAATATAAATCAATAAATTGCTTAGTTCTCGGGTTAGTAAAACTATTAGATATTTTATAGAAAAGCTCAATTAGCTTTTTTTTATTCATTTGTGTAACTGGATAGATTTCATTCAAATGGTTCTCGATCAAATATGGTTTATTGGTATCGACAATGGCATATTTCAAATTATATTTACTATTCCCATTGCCTCGATTAACAACAATAATTGGATCAGTTTTACCTTCACGTTGGATATATTGCCCCTTTTCGTTGTTTTTAAAATTGCTCATTTTAATTGTATGCTCATTGGTTACATTTGTATTATAGATCAACATTGTATCATTTTCGTTATTTGTCAATAAACTCTTTTGTTCGTTCCAGACAACTTGACCGGTGCGAACACAGAGTCCAAGGGCTTCAATCGTAGTTGCTCCCTCAAATATCTCTTTCAGCAAGACACCATTGGTTGTAAATATATACTGATTTCCAATTTTGATAGAATAGTCACAACTGGCAACAACAGATGGAGAATTTTTCCTCAACACCAAACCAATAGTTGATTGTTCGGTATCAATAAACTTTTTATTTTCCTCAAAATCAATAATCTGTAAAATATCACAGGTTTCTTTTACAAATTGACGTATTTTCGCATAGTATACCGAATTCATAAAACTCTTGGGAAGAATAAATGCCAATATACCACCTTGCTTAACTAAATGAATCGAGTGGATAATGAATAACCCGAAAATATTAGGTCTCCCGCTAATATATTCCTTATATTCCGCAGGAATATATTTTTTATCACACACAAAATAAGGTGGATTCGTAATTAACAAGTCATATTGCTTAGCCTTTCCCAAATTCATAAAATCTTGGTTCAATAATGTGACATTATTGTTGAATGTAAGATCCTGAATTGACTCATATACAGTTTTATTAAGTTCAACCGCATCAATGTTCACATTGCTGAACAGATTATCAATCAAATTCACAATTTCACACGTCCCGCAAGATGGTTCGATTATGTCGATTGGCTTAGTGGTCAAATGTTGTTGAATACAAGCAAATAGCTTTTCAAGTATTACTCGGGGTGTTACAAAGAACCCATAGTCTTGTTTCTCCTTTTTTGTCAATTTCTTAGTAACATTAATAGAAAGTTCGCTAAATTGTGAGTTCATTATGACTTATATACATTTATATTTAAACCAATATACCACTTTCAATTTTTTACAATTCTCAGGATTGTTCAATGGGCTTTAAGTCCTTTTGGCCATTTATATTTAAAATCACATATTTTTTGTTTTCCCAAGACTTTTTTGGCAAAATCAATTTTGGACATTTATAAATGTCCATTTTCTGATTTCCCAAAAAAGTCTTGGCAAAAAAAAGTGAAAAAATGGGTTTAGACCATAATCGTCTAATTACCAAATTTTTGATTATAGTTTTGTTATTGTAAATTTTTTTTGTTTATAATTTGAATGGTTTAGAAAAATAAAATGTTGATGTAATATACTAATGAATCCTAATTTTTTTACATCAAAAAAACATCAAATGTTTATGTGCGAATCATGTGACTTTAAATGCTATAAGAAAGGCGATTATAAAAGACATGTATCAACCGATAAACATAAAAACCTAAATAATACTAATGAAAATACTTCAAAATACATTGGATCAAATAATCACGAGTGTATTTGTGGAAAAATATACAAACACCAGTCAACATTGTGTGCTCACAAAAAAAAATGTAATATTGTGAATGATCAACTAGACATCAGCACACTTGATATGAACTTAATAATGAATTTACTCAAACAAAACGATGAATTTAAGAGCCTGATGGTCGAGCAAAATAACAAAATGATGGAAACATTTCAAGAGGTTTGTAAAAATGGTATCAATAATAATTCAGTCACCCAAGTAAATTCACACAATAAAACATTCAACCTGAATGTATTTTTGAATGAACAATGTAAAGATGCTATGAATATTATGGATTTTGTAGACTCTATCAAGTTGGATTTGAATGATTTAGAATCGGTTGGAAAGCTTGGCTACATTAATGGTATTTCCAATATTATTATCAAGAACTTAAAAGCACTCGATGTTCACATGCGACCAGTTCACTGCACTGACCTCAAAAGGGAGACAATGTATGTTAAATCACAAAACGCATGGGAAAAGGAAGACGAAGAGAATAAAAATATTCGCAGGGCAATCAAACACATTGCCTTTAAAAATTATAAAACTCTTGAATTATTCCAAGAGCTACATCCTGATTGTATGGATTATGATTCCAAGCACGGGGATCACTTTTTGAGGCTAAGGATAGAGGCCCTTGGAGGAGGATCATCAAATGTTGATTACGACAGTCACACCAAAATAATCAAAAAGATAGCCAAAGAGGTGACAATCGATAAATCTTGTTAAAATAAAACCAAAGATTATAATTGTATAATATATCGTTTGTTACTTGAATATGAGACAATAATTTTATATAAACATACTTTATGTGTTGGAATCAATATGTATCATTAAATACATTTACATTTAGCACACTTATATTGATATTAATAGCATATAACAATAAATATACACCATACAAGATACGCGAATTAAACAATGTATTTGCGTATATTTTTTTAATGTCATTTATCACAATGCAACTTATTGAGTTTTTCTTATGGAGAAATTTAAAAAATACTGATATCAACCAAAAACTATCTATTGCTGGGGCACTATTATTGATGATCCAACCGATTGCGTCACTTCTAATGTTAAAAGATGAATTTACTAGAAAGGCAATGTTAACAACATATACGATTCCAGCATTCGCCTATTTTATTTACAAAGTAAACACCCAAAGCAAGTTCAATACAACTGTCACACCAACAGGCCATTTGCGATGGAATTGGTTAAACCAGGATAAAAACAAACTACTAGGATTGATTTGGTTCTTCTTTTTATATTTTAGCATTTTTGTTGAAAAGCAGTATTACACCGCAGGAATTATCACGCTAGCCCTATTAGCAGTTTCGTATTATTCTTATAGCAAGGAGGGCTCTTATGGTTCGCTTTGGTGCTGGTCAATTAACTCTCTTATGATTTATTACGCTATAAAACTCCTAATCGTGTTACCATATAAAGAGCATGGGTTATGTTTGTAATTGTACCCGTATTTTCCGTTGTAAATTGTCCTCATCATGAAACAAATATAACTTGAATTTAGCACACTGATAATCATAAAACTCTTGGTCACATTTAAATTTGGTCATCAATTTAAGTTCTGGTAAATATACCTTATAATCAACCTTTGGAACCAGGGAACCAAGGTTCCCCGAATCCCTCCTTAATTGGGGGTTTACGGGGGCGGTGCCCCCGTGTTGAATTATATAACCGATATGTTCGCGTTGTAACAAATCTGGACAATTCGTACAAAGTGACAGCAATTCACATTCATTTTGAAGAGCCCGTATTGATTTCATTGAAACATTAATATATTCCAAATCAGCTGTCCATATTTGATAAAAGTGACTGACCTTTTCAGGAAATTGAATAATATCAGTAATTTGTTGAAATTTTATCATATTCAACAAATCTACCAATCTACGTATCGGGCTAGTAATGTGTATGTAGGCATCTAGTCCTAATGCATCGTGTTGTATATTATTCAAACTAGTCACATATTGACCCCGAGTGCTAGTCATCATCTTTAGAAATTTAGAAATATCTGCTGGAACATGTTCAGGAATAATATGTTGACCTTCGCGAACAATAGTAGACCGAAAAATCCCAGTATTGTATTCCAGCATTTTTTTCGCACAATGATAATTCATCAATATCATTAGATAGCAAACCACATCGTGACTATCAACAATAAAATCCAAATACTTGTTTACCGTGTTTAGTTCTCTCGTTACCTTTATTAACAAAGTATATTCCGGGTTGTTCAACAGATCTGATTCTTCATAACAGTAGTTTTTATACAACTTCACCAATGAAGCTCCAAATTTTATTTCATTTACACACCCATTTGTAATATACAAGTCCATATGAAATGCCGCCCTGACAACCCCAGCTTGTAAACTACATAAACAGTCAGACAAAATAGCGGGTAACATTGGTCGTTTCTTGTCCGGCAAATAAATCGTGGAGGTACGTTTGGAAAATGAATCCCAACAATTTAGCGCATCGATAACGAGAGGCACATTTGCGATGTATATGCTAACAAGTTTTTCACCATTATCCAAATCGCAAATGCTAAATGCGTCATCAAAATCTGCGCTGCCTTCTGGGTCAATGGAAAATATGGGTATGTGGGTCCGGTCTTCGATGTCCGGATATTTTTCTTTTATCAGGTCACTTATATTTGTTTCCTTGTTGTAGGCCTTTACATCTTTTTGAAATTTTTGGAGGGATATATTTAGATGTTTACAATAGAGTCGATATTCATAAAAATTATCAAGCACATCCACTGGACCAATTGTTTGGCTCAGGATACCATGTGGATGTTTGTCATCCCAATCGGTAAAAGTGAATGTTACATACAAATTTACGAATACTTTGACAAATCCCACATGTTTCATTTCATATGGAATCAAGAAAAGGGGAAGTGATTTGTCATCTGGGACGCATTTGTATAACAGGCGTTTGTTTTTTCGACCATATGTTTTGTTGTCGGCAAGAACCAAAATACCTGATATTTGGGTTCCTGTGCGAATTTTGGAGCTGATTAATTGTAATTTGTTATTACAATCAATTGAAAATGTGTCACCTGAAAATAGTTTATTATCAACTGGATCTACTTTTAGAAAAACTGGATTTTCAAAATGTTTATTTTCGAAAAGATATGTTGACCATGAGGAATAGCGATTTTCAACCTCTAATTTGTATATTTGGTTCTGCGTCATACTACAAATAGTATATATATCTTTAACTTTATTTAATAATATCAAAAAATTGAAACCATTCGCGTAGTATTTGTATGAATTTAAATCTATAAAAATGACACAGTGTCAATTTTGTTACAATGAAGGACATACTATACGATCATGTAATAGTTTGCGCATAAATGAATTTGAAGAAATATTAAATGAAAAAAAGATAGAATGTAATGGTTCGATAAGAGAGTTCAATAATTGGCTAATCACCCTGGATATTATTATGCTACAGACATTTACTCTTCGTAAATGCGGCGGACTAATGGGAGAAATTTACAACATCCAATATTGCTGTAATAAGATTATCGATACTATTTGGGGAATAGAATATAATCAAACAAATTCACTTGTATATGATATAGACTGGCTTGCCAATGCGTTGGATAATATGATCAACGAAGACAATTACGCATTGAGGATACTTTCATTGGTCAGTGAAATGGATTCAATTCGCAACTTATATCCAAATTATAGCCGTGTTTCCAATATAGATATAATTGTAGAGGCCCCGATGTATGATTTATTACAAGAGTGTTCAATTTGTTATGAGGATGTTAATAGTTATGATTTTGTAAAGCTCAATTGTCAACATAAATTTTGTAAAGGATGTATTGTAGCAATAGTAAAAACAAGACCAAGTATTCAGAAATGTGCGATGTGTCGTCATGAAGTAACACAAATGACGACATATAATGTGAATGTAAAGGAAGTAATTATAGAATATTTGTAAATCCACTGTTAGAAAAAGTGGAGCAAAATGCCATTTGAGATGGACTAGCCTTTCGGGGTAGAGCAAAAACAGATAATGTGTGGGGGCTTACGGGGGCTTTGCTACAGTCTTGAAATTATTTTTTTCAAAATATGAATCGAACACATAATTCAATAACATATTTGTCATATTATTCCAAAATATAGGAATAAATAATTCATTGTTTTACTTAGATCTTGGTAGAAATTCCGCCTCATCCACCTCGCATCTTACGACGACGTGTTTTCTTCATGGAACTCCTCTTACGTCGCTTCGTTTTGCCAAATAGAGACGCGAACAAACGTTTAAAACTACGCATTATACTATACAATAATAAAATAATTTTCACCCAACCTTTGGACCCAGGGAACCAAGATTTAAGCACCGAAGGCGTGACGATAGGGCAAAGCCCACCCCGAACCCCTCCTTATTTATTTTGCTCCACTTTTTTCAAAAGTGGATTTATAATGCCGATCCCAAATTACTCACAGTTTCTGTTGCGACTTCTTCATCTACAAGTATTGGTTGTTTATCTACAGGAGGATTGTTGAACTCTTTGATATCAACCTTCTTCACTGTATTCCACTTTACATTTTGGATTTGTAACGCATGTAAACCAATATATGGCGAAATAGCCAGATTATTCATATAAGTGCGATAACTGAAACAAGATACGCTAGCATCTTGACCAAACTTAATACTATACCACCAATATGCTGGAATAAATAGAGTTTTTCCTGGGACTAAAGTAAACTCTAAACATTTGATTTTATCAAAGTCTGCCGCATAATTTTCTTGAATTTCCCATGGATTTACGGGAGAACGGAATTCAAAGTTCTCATAATCGTAATTTGGATACAAATATTTAATACTCTTAGGTGGTGCCATCTTAATTTTTGCGGTTCCTTGAGTCAATAAAAGGAAATTTCGATAATTAATTTCATACTTGAACGGAGTGGTTACCCCATTGCTACCAAGCAATATATCGTAATTAAAATTTGTCATCATGTAAGGTCTCAAAAATGCGTCATTATAATTTAAGTTTTTTATCACCCCAGTTTCTTGTAAGAAATCAGTATTGTTTTCAGTCAAATATGCTGAATTTTTATCCTCATCAAACAATTTAATAGCAGCATGTAATGGTAACGTAACATATAATTCATCATTCTCGGTAACCTCTTTGGTATTCCTAATTTTTACCTCAAATGCTTGATATTTATTTGTTATGTATGTTTTATTTGTGGTATTCATTATTTTTGAATTATCAAAATCGAAAATAACTGGCTGACGAATATCACAAATTTCTTCCAACTTATCCTTTGATGCTTGATCGATCTCATATATTTCTAAGTCGTCGCTTGTTTTCAAGTGAAATTGGACATGTAGATATATGAATAATACTAAGCAAAAAATAAAGAAACCTATAACAAATTTAGTCATCCTACATAATTTATATAATAATTTTTACTATCTAGAACGAAAATTAATCACCATTCGTGTTCAAAGGAACTTCGCTTGCGGTTTCTTCTAAAGTAGTCTCATCGGCATGTCCTTGATCATCTTCCTCTGTTTGGAGTTGGACCTGATCATCTGTTTGGATTTTACCTTGTCCTTCCTCTAATATAAGGAACGCATCATTAATATCATCCAGTCTAGTGTTGGTATCGATAGTATATTGGTTCAACTTATTGTTTAGCGCCGAAAGCTCTTGTTCAATTTTGGTTAACAGTTGCTTCGATTGAAGCTCTTTCTTCTCAATTGAGTCAAGGCGATTAATAATACTTGTGAATACGCTATTATCTACTAACTGGGTATTTTCGGGAAGAGAAAATCCCCCACCTCCACCTCCACCTCCACCACTAGTTTCAGTGTCGTGTTGCGTATCAATAATATACTGTTCAACCTTTCCTAAACGTAATGTTATTAATCCAATTGCGTCAGACACTGATATTTTGGAGAATGGAACATTCGGTTTAGGAGGCGGCGGGAGTTCATTTTTTTGCGATTGCTGAGGAACCTTTTTCCCATATTGAGTTTGAGTTTGAAAAGCGGCACTTGACCCAATCGATGTTCCTGGCCTATTCGGTGGTTGTTGTTGTTGCACGGGATCACCGGCTCTTCTGTTTCTAGCAGCAGCAATTGAACGAGAACTACTCATAATAGTAAATATCAACACTATGTTTCTAAATAACTTACGCACATCCCTTTTCATTACTTCGTGAAAAAAGGGAACAAAATTTTGCTCGCTTTTTTAAAAAGCGACATTTGATAAAAAATCGCGTATCATTGGGAAAATAGGCTCAATTGCTATAGCACAAGCAACGGCAACCTCACGATGTTCTTTTTGGGTTCCATTCCCACTTCGCAACTGTATGTAGTGTATCCACGAACGTAATGTACCATTCATATACATTTTTGTAACTGTGATACCCTCAGGTAAAACAGCTCGCGCCTGTTCTTTGGCAATCCCATTTTCAATGGCCCAGTTATACGCTTGTTTCGATGCTTCAATAATCTTATTTTGCTCTAATATCCAATTCGTTTGTAGATCAACATCATCCGTATCAATACTATTCTGTCTGTTTTTGAAGTCCTGTAATCTGGCATCTTTACACTCAAATCCTAAATCAGCAATCGCATAACGCTGGGAAAATTCCTGAAAGGAAAATGAACGGTGTCGTAGGATTTGTCTAGCAATGTCTCTTGTAGTTTCAATTTCGAGACATATGTTGACCATCTCAAATGGAGACCAGTGATTATTTTTCATCAAATAATGAATAAGTTTCTCATTAGTGGTAGTGTTATTTTGGTTCGATGGGTTTGACACTCTAGCACAATAAGAGACAAGGTCTAAGATGTCCACATTTTCCAAAGGTGGAGCCAAAGTTTTGTTCTCTTTTTTTAAAAGAGAGTTGTTGTCATTATTGACTGGTTTAGAATAGCTAATTAGTTCAACCTTCATTATTGACAAATTTATGATATGTATTTATATTGTAATTTTTTACAAACTCTGTTTTAGAAAACCAAATTTAAAAAAGTCTATTTCTAAAAGTGATAATTTAATTTCTTGTTATAAAACATATGGATACTTCAGTTGATACTAAACAAAATTTCTTTAAACATGTTTTTAACTTTGAAGATGACTCTAAAGCGGACATGTTGAATATAATACAATATTCGTTAATCGCCATTATCCCTGTTATAATTTTAAACAAGACAATGTCAAAATATGTACCTGAGGCAGATGAAACCAAGGGAAGTTTAGAAGTAGTTGCCGAAGTGATTGTTCAAATAATCATAATGTTCGTTGGTTTATTGATGATACATCGTGTAATCACATATGTTCCCACTTATAGTGGGATGAAGTATCCCGATTTCAATATAATTTTTATTATTTTAGCGGTCTTGATGATTACTCTCAGTTTACAAACAAAACTGGGAGAAAAGGTTAGTTTACTGTTTGATCGCGTTATTGAATTATGGGATGGAAAAAGTGAAAAGCCCAAAAAACAGGGTGGTGGAAATGTCAAAGTTTCGCAACCGATATCCGGTTCCCAAAATGTCGTGACTGCGCAAAACCCCGCTATGAACCAAGCTCTTTATAATGACGGAACTTCCATCAATTCTTTACCGAATGCTACAATGAGCCCCCAGAATTTACCCAACTATGACAATATGTATAAACAAGAGAATACACCGATGCCCGGAGCAGCAAGTCCGGGCATGATGGATGGGTTCCAGGAACCTATGGCCGCGAGTGAATTTTTAGGTGGCGGAGGCCTCGGAAGTTCTTGGTAATCCACCACAGGGGCTTTGCCCCCGTAAGCCCCCTTTTCCTCCACTTTTCCTTGCTTTGTAAAAAAAGTGAAAATTCCAAAGGTTGAACAAACACATTTTACGCAAAATTTTCATTGACATAAAACCACACAATTAGAATTTTATTTTGGCTCCACCTTTTCTAAAGGCGGATTAGTGAAAAAATTGATTTTGTTATCTTTTTATAAAATAGATTATATCATATGGACGTTGACAAATTAGTAAAGGCATTGGATGATGAATCAAATGAACAACTTATGAACTTCACAACTGATAAAATAATGGAAATGAATTTAAATGTGCACAAAGAATTACAATTAAACAAGAATGATACAATTGATTTATTTAAACGATTAAAGGAATATATATATGTTGATGAAATGAAAGACCTGAAATATGGAACATACTTGAGATGGATTCCTTTAAATAATCCTGACGATATTCATCTTACAAAAGGAGCACTATTTTGTGAGCTAAAAATTACTGATAATGGGGTAAATATAGTCTGTAAAAATTATAATAATCGATGTTTTCAAATTAAAATGGATGAATGTTTACTATTTAGAAAACTAACAGATCAAGAACATGTTTTATTGTCGGCACTGGATCATTTATCAAAATAAATTAAAATAAATAAAAATATAATATAATCTATATTTATAGAAATGGATATAGTACCAGTTGACATTGTGACCACAGACATTGTTACAAAAATATCTGTTAATGTAGTAAGAGTTGAAATATTTAAAAGTGCGACAATATATGTTTGTGTAACAACTGATACAGGCAAACAAATCAAAAGAGAATGCTTAGAATTATCTGGAGATGATTATACCGGATGGTCAAATGATGACACCTATTTGTATACATATGCTGCTAATAAGTTGGGATATACTCTAGAACCCAATAGTGGTATTATCGCCAATACCATTGTTCCAGGCTCTGTTGTGACTGACCCCGTTGCGACTGACCCCGTTGTGACTGACCCCGTTGCGACTGACCCCGTTGCGACTGACCCCGTTGTGACTGACCCCGATGTGACTGACCCCGTTGTCACAGCCATATAGTATAATTGAAAATATATTAAATTTATCTATTTTCAATTTGAGTTTTTTCGTGTTTTTTTCAACGAGATACTTCTTTTACCTTTACATTTGAATTTCCCTCGAGTGAACCCCTTCTTGTTTACTACATTCTTTGTACAAATACCAATAGAACGTTCTTCATTGACGGGATCTACCTTTTTTATACATTTACATAGTTTAGAAGATAAAATATCTTCTGCTTTTGACTTCAAAATGCGCTTGGATTTTGGTATTGGGATTTTGTAGTAATTTAATATTTTCTCATAATCACCATTTGTCAAACTTGTTGTCATTTGGTTTTTATTTATACAAATAAAATAATTTTATCCATTTCACTTTTAGAAAAAGTGGAGCAAAAATAAAAAGGATTTTTAATATGTGGTAGAGCAAAATGTTTTAGATTTGGCAAAACCTTTCTTACATCTTTGGACAATTAAAACGCCGATTTAATATATCGGTCACAAAGACGACGGTTACCTAAAGACATTCAAAGACGCCGCCGTTAAGGGTCGGCGTTTAGAATGTCTAAAGGTGTAAAGACACCATGTGGAGCAAATTAGTAGTTATTTTGTTCCTATATATAAAATGAAAATTGTCGTATTTGATTTAGATGAAACACTGGGTTATTTTGTTGAATATGGGATATTTTGGGACTGTTTGAAAAAATATCTAAATAAGAACCTAAATCAAAACGAATTTAACGAAATATTAGATCTATATCCAGAATTTCTAAGACCGAACATAATAAATATATTGATTTATTTGAAAGAAAAAAAGGCTACAAACAAATGTCAACAAATAATGATGTATACAAATAATCAAAAAGCATGGGCATCACAACTAATTTCCTTTTTTGAAACAAAACTACACTTCAAGTTATTTGATCAATTGATATCGGCATTTAAAGTGAATGGCAAACGTATTGAAATGTGTAGAACTTCACAAGATAAATCATACAATGATTTGTTGCGATGCACAAAGCTGCCACCAAATGCTGAAATTTGTTTTCTAGACAACTATTATTTTCCAAATATGGTCAATAAGAATATATATTATATAAATTTAAAACCTTACATATACCAATTAAAATTTAGTGAAATGATCTCACGTTTTCTTCAAAGTGAAGCAGGTAAACGCATTGTTCAAGATCCCATAGATTTTGAAAAATTTATGATTAGTGAATATGAACGATACAACTATAAATATACTGAAAAAAATAACGAAGAATATGATTTAGATAAAATAATAGGTAAACAGATCATGACACATTTAGAAGATTTTTTCAAAACAGAAAATAACAAGACAACAAATAACAAGACAAAACGTACGAAAAGGAATACAAAATCAAAAACATTTAGGAGGAAATAACAACTCCATTTTCTACCGATGTAGATGTAGTCGATACAATTTTTTGTACAGCCTTAGTAATATATTGATTTAATGCGGTTGTGGTTAAAATAAATAACCCCGCACTGAATACTATTTTTCGATCAAGCTCTGTAAATTCAATTTTTTGAAATGGATTAAATCTCCATATTAGGAAAAGGCATATATAAATTCTCATATAGTAATCAATTATGTGAAGATATGTTCCAGCACTTGATGAGAGACCAAGATACACCGCAACTATTAACACATATGAGACAATTATAAAAAGGGTAAACAAATTATGTTGTAAATCAAACAGTTTATCTTTGAGTTTCATCTAATATACATTGATAAAACTATTTTTTTTTATTTTTGCTTCGCTTAAAAAACCTTTTAAATGTTGATTTTCTAAAAGATTGTCGTTTTTTATAACGGCGTGTTTTATTAAGTCCACTTTTTCCAGTGTGCTTATGAAAAGTGAATCGTTTCTTATTACCACCCCATCGTTTGGTAGGTGTTTCTATAGTTTCTTCTTCTAAATACTTCATATTTGCTCTATCTTGCGCAGGTATAGATGCTGACCCAGAGTTACACGAGTAATCTAATATATTCACATAACAATTACTCCCCATTATTCGTTTGAGAGTGTCTACAAGTATACTCAATTTAATTGATTCAATTTGTCTTGGGGTTTTCATAGTCAATTTCCATTGCTGTAGTTCTTCAAACATTTTTGTATGGATTGGTTCTAACAATTGTTCCTTTTGTTCAAAAGAAAGACTGAGATTTTTCTCAATGTTGTCGTATTGTCGTGTATATTCATCAGTGTTTAATATGGAAGATTCTCTAATAAGTTCATCTATGATCCGCGACTTTTCAAATATTTGGGAGAATTTTTGAAAATCAGGAACATTCAATAAATTAAGTATTTGACCGGGAACAGGTGGATAAACTAGTTGTAAGGTATTGAATATTTTTTTATGAACAGATATAACAAAAATTCCAAAGACATCAGGAATAAGCCATGACAATACACAATTTCTATCTGGTATAGCAAATAAACCTTTATCAAAGATTAAATTATTGTATACTTTACAAACATCAGCTTTTTCATCACCTAAAAACCTTCGATATTTTGGACGACTGTATTCAGAATATGCGTTCATGAAATCAAATGTAGCCCCATCAATATCACGTTGAAACATTTCTTTTACCTTTAGAAGGATGTGTTCATCTTGCGCAATCGTTGTTATTGTATTTCGAAATCCACCAGCAAGACTAAATAAACGAACATTCTCAAAAATTTCAACTTTATCTGGTGATAAATTTAAATCTATTACCTTTCCATGTGTTTGTATTGCGATAGTAACAATATACGAGTCATTTTGAATACACTCCATTATATATATCCACTTTTAAAAAGTGGAGCAAAATTTTTGTTCTCTTTTTGTAAAAGAGATTTTGTTATATTTTTGTAAAAGATATTTTGTTCTCTTTTTGTAAAAGAAATTTTGTTATCTTTTTCTAAAAGAGATTTTGTTCTCTTTTTCTAAAAGAGATTTTGTTCTCTTTTTCTAAAAGAGATTTTGTTCTCTTTTTCTAAAAGAGATTTTGTTCTCTTTTTCTAAAAGAGACTTGACTAAATCATTCACACATATCTAATGATACATCTCTCTCATCTTTATAGGTTTCAAGAGTTCTTGCGCTTGGATCATTTGTATTTGTGTATTTCGGCATCCAAAAATACGGTACTATATTGCTACAATTTGGATAAAAACGATCAAATATTTGCTTATAATAAATTTTCTCAGTATTTATATGAATTGGGTAGGAACGATTATAATACTTTACAATCCTTTCTTGTAAAATAAGGAACAGTGACCTGCCTTCATTACTTACACCGTCTGAAAATGCCTCTTTTCTACGCCATAAAATTTCATTTGGTAAAATTTGTTTTCCTTCAAAGTTTTGAAAATTCTTAAAATCAAAACTGCTGCGCAATAAAAATTTTTCACACGTGGGTTGCTTCCTAATATTTGCCGGAATTGATAAATAAAAATTAACAAAATCTCTATCAAGAAATGGAGTTCGTGGCTCAAGACCGTGCGATGAAATACATTTATCCGACCGCAAAACATCAAAGAAATGAATATCAGTCAACAATCTGCGCGTCTCCTTGTCAAATTCAATAATATCCGGACAATTGTTCATATACAAATACCCGCCACATAATTCATCTGATCCATCACCGTTAAAAATTACTTTTGCCTCACTATGAGATAAAATATATTTACCCAATAAATAATTTCCTATACTGGCCCGAACTGTTGTTGTATCATAACTCTCAATCGCATAAATAACACTCTCAATCGCATTAAACATTTCTTCTTCGGTTACAATTATTTCCGTGTGATTAGTTTTCAAGTAATCAGCAGCAATTTTTGCGTATTTTAAATCGACTGAACCCTTGAGTCCAATGCTGTAGGTCTCTAATCTATATTCTTGATTATTTTTCTTACAAAAATCATTTACCAACGCCGTAATTAAACTACTATCTAATCCACCGGATAATAAACATGCGATCGGCCTTTCTGTTGCCCCACATTGTTTCTGAACCACTGCGTTCAATTGATTAGAGATACTCTGTAATAGTCCATCAGCCAATGACACATTGTTTACATTTGAAAATACGTGATTGTAAAAACTTTTATTCTCGATTTCCTTTTTCCACGAAAATTGAAATGGCTCCGTTCTTTGAAATATGCTATAAGTTCCAGGTTTAAATTGTTCAATCATATATTGGTGAGGATTATAAATAATAAACGGATCCAAACACTTTAACTCCGACGCAAAACCAACCATTTTATCATTTGCGTATCCACAATCTAAATTTTTTAAATAGTATAGAGGCCTTATACCGTGCGCATCGCGAGCAATATAAACCTTTTCACTTTGCCCACTATCACATCGCTTATCATATAATACAAACGCAAAGACACCATCTAACATTGTCAGGGTTTGTTCAATTCCATACTTTATAAAAAGATGAATAATAACCTCACAGTCAGAACCTGTATTAGGAGTTATATTTATGACCTTGTATAACTCCTTATAATTGTATATTTCTCCATTACAAATCAAAACAATATTATTAAACTCTATCGGTTGATTTGATTCATTATTTAGGCCGTTAATCGCCAATCTGTGAAATCCTATCAACATATTATAATGGGCTTGAAATATGGAATTGTCGGGTCCACGATTTTTTCCCTTTAAAAAATGCCTTTTAATTGTATCTGTAGGCATACCTTGCGGATTGAGAAGAGCAAAAATACCACACATCTTAGTATAAATAAATTATTATCTTTATACACTTTATTATTATTTACAATAATAAATTATAAATAAAATATTTTATGTATTTATATTAATGAACCAGTGCGATCAAAACGCAGACCTTGTATCGATTATACGCAGTCAAACGAATAATAGGATATACAATAGAAATATACCATCTAAACTTTTACAACCCTATATTGATGTTCGGCCAGTTATGACAAAATATTCTTATTTGCCTATTGTCGATCCTAGGAAGGAAATCAAAACACGATTTGAGCAACTTCCAACATACAATTCGGAAAAGATATTCAATCCTGGAAATACCGAGTCCCCATGGTCTGGATTTGCCTCTGGTATAAACTTGGAATCTGAATTAAGAAATCAGGTATTTGCCCTACAAAAATGTAGCCAGGCAACATATGTGCCTAGTAGCAACAGTGATCTCTATAAGGCTCAAATAAACCCGACAATCCAACAACAACAACAACCACATTCTTTGTTGTTTCAAAAGGAATACTTTGATACATTTAACCCAAACCCAAATTCAAAAGTGGTTGGTTCTGGTATATTTCATAATTCGACAAGGGCACAAGTTAAGGAGTTATAGATTTTTTCGGTGTGAATAGTATATGTCTTCTAACGATTTGATAAATAAAATAACATTAGATTATTTATTGAATACAGAACAATATAGTAAGTATAAAAATATTCAAGAAAAAGAAAAACATGTAAACAAGAAGGATAAAAAGTTTTATAGAAAACGTATTTTTAACCTATTTAAGGAGCTATTAACAACGAGTAAACCGCCTGAAAATTTATCACCAGACGTTATTTATATCTTTGACAATTTTTTAAACGCAAGTATACAATATTTTCAAACTTTAGATAAAAGTGACATACTACAGGAAGATTACAAATTTATACATGATATATCGAATAATGATATGAGCAATATAGTCGTTGAAAATGACCAATCTATTGAAAACGCAAATAAATTAGTAATGCGTTCTATACAAATAAACACATTGAAGAACTTTGTAACTAAGAAGGCTTCGAAGACCAAGCTGTTGATTTTACCCAAACAGAGAGAAATCAATTTAAATGATCCAGAATTAAAAACAAAGGGAATTCCAAAGAAAAATATCACTAATAAATATGACGAAAACAAAGACGCGAAAACTGAAAATGGGAAAAAAGAGGCGGAAAACAATAAAGTCCAAACAGAAATTCAAGGCAATCCCCCACCCACTAAGTAAAACTAAGGCAATACAAATTACTGATAGCATAAAACTCGCAAAGTTAAATTGTAGTCCAAAGGGAAAAAATGAAATCAATGAATTTAGTTGTTATACAACATCATCATTGTATAAATTAAGAGATAAATGGAATGCTAGGCATCCAGATTCAAAAATTAATACAAATGATAAAAAGGAAATACATCAAATGTTGACAAACTATTTAAGTAATGTGTGTAATAAGGAATCGTGTTGGTTGAAACAAACGCGTGATTTTGGTAATGTTGAAGAAGAATTCACCGAATCATTTGCCCCCGAATCACCAAAAGAATGGAAGAATAATCCAAATGAGTGGTTAACCAGTGTCGATATAATGAATGTGATGCAACAATACGAAAAGGCCTACAAATGTTTTGATTTTATTGGTCCATCCCCAATCGATTTTGATAAGAGAAAATTATATGGCGAATGTGTCTGGGAAGAATTGTGTAATTTCAATTTGGAAGAAGAGGTAAAGAATGGTAAGACAAAAATTGGCATAATATTCAATACAGATCCACACAATAAGCCTGGAGAACACTGGGTAAGTATGTTCATTGATGTAAAAAAGAGACAAATATCATTTTTTGATAGTGTTGGTAACAAAATTCCCAAACAAATAATGGCTCTAGTAAAGCGTATTCAGTTACAAGGACAAAATATGACACCAAAGTTAAACATGAAGTTTGACCAAAACTATCCAGTTGAACATCAATATGGAAGTACCGAGTGTGGTATTTACTCACTATTTTTTATAGTTCATATGTTAGAAGATAAAATCACGGAAGAATACTTGAAAACACACATATTAAAAGATGAATATATGACAAATTTCAGAAAAATATATTTCAACGATTCGTTATAAAATACATAAATATATTTACTACATAAACATATTTACAGATACTATATTATGTCTGTAAATACGTTTTTACTTGATGTTAATAAACAAATGGTATGGGATCTAATACAAGACGAGTTTATATTGAACGAACATTCACCAGAAACTGTTCAGCGCATAAGCGATGTTTTCAATACAAATATTAAGGGGTTTTATGAATCGGAAAAAAACAAATCAGTCGACCTTTTTGATTTAAATAAGAAATATATATTGACAATACTTGGCTACATAAATAATAACATATTGAAACCCAAACAAAAGCCTAATATGGTTGAAGAGAAATATTATACACATGAAGATATTCAAAATGACAAACGATCTCAATTTGATAAAGAGTTGAATGTGAAAAAAAGTGAGTTTACAAATGCGGTAACCCAAAAAATCCCACCTGTCCCAAATTTTAGTGATACGGTGGATGAACCTATTGTCGAGATGGAAGAAGCTGTAAGGAAGATGGTGGAACAAAGAAAATATGATATTGATCAAATTCCACTTTTAGAAAAAGTGGAGCAAAAACAAAAAGGGGACTTACGGACTCCATTTGAGATACCCGCGGTGGAGCAAAAAAGTACAAGGGGGGTTTACGGGGGCAGTGCCCTCACAGTGGAGCAAAAAAGTACAAGGGGGGTTTACGGGGGCAGCGCCCTCACAGTGGAGCAAAAAAGTACAAGGGGGGTTTACGGGGGCACTGCCCCCGCGGTGGATCAAAAAAGTATAAGGGGGGTTTACGGGGGCGCTGCCCCCGTGTACATAAAAATAGATAAAGAAAATATTATTGACAATAGAAATGATGTCATTGATTTGGAACCTAAAAAACAAATTACTTGGTCTCAAACAAACGATATTATCGAGCAAAATATATTCAGTAAACTAAAAACTTTAAAACCAGAAACAAGCAATTCATTCCAACCAGAATTAGATGAATTAAAGATTAAAATGGAAATAATGAATGCGAATATAAATAAAATATTAGAACTATTGACATCTCTTTTAGAAAATCCGCTTTTGGAAAAAGTGGAGAAAAATCGCTTTTGAAAAAGCGAGCAAAATTTTGTTCCCTTTTTCTAAAAGGGATGATTAGACCATCTTAACAATATGACGTCCATCGGGGCGTAGCTCCATTGTTCCAACTTGAAGTGGAACTATTTTGGGGTCCACAAGAGCAGCTTCAAAGCTCTTCAAGTCATATAATTTCAACAGATTCGCATTCACATTTGTATAAGCATATTCCGTTCCATGATACTTTAGTGTTTTACCTTGTTTTGCTACAGTCGTCTTGTTAATTTTTGAACTAATATCCGTTTGTTCATTCTCATAATCGGGGACATATGAAAATTTATCCTTGGATGGGTTGGCAAAATTAAAGCATTTGCCATCAGGTGAATAAATATAACAATCAAATGCGGACTCTTTTATCGCATCCATCAACTGATTTGTCAAGTTCCCCTTTATCTCAGATATTTCATACAAATATTCGTCACTTGTAACCGGCACCCTGGGATTGCCGCGTTTGCTTAAGTCTTTCAATCGCAATTCTTTTGCGTCATCTGAGTTTGCCTGTTTATCAGTAAATGTCATTAGGTAAACAAAGACTTCGACAGTTTGTAGTTCAATTGGAAGGCTCTTGTGACTACAAATGCGTCGAGCCCTTCCAATTACTTGTTCTGTTCGAACTGGGTGCCAATAAGGCTCCATGATGTGTACATAACGGGTATTTCTCAAATTGATACCTTCGGACCCAGAAGATGTTATCATAAGAACTTTAATAATTTCTCCCATATTATTATTTCTTGCCATTGATTTCAATTTATCGGCAATGTTAGTTGGTATATAATTCCAATCACCGTTGTATATGTTACGAATAATTTCCTTTTCTTCTGCTGTTTCGGTTCCAGTATACAGCGCATAAGTTGGTTTACCAATATCCTCTTCGTCAATATCCATCTCCCAAGAATTTGCGGCATTTCTCTTCAATTTGAATCGGGTGAAGCCATTGTAGTCTAGAACCAAGCTGAAGAGGCCAATTCCTTCAAGTGTACGGAATTGACTATATAATAAATGTAATCCACTGTGATTGGTATCTTGTATATTATCAAGTATCTCTAAAAATTTGGGTCCGTATATAGTGAGACCATCTTTGGATAAAAATTCTTCGGCATTTTCCTGTATATTTTTTATCGCATTATCAATTTGTTCTTTATATGTTGTTCCACCCAATTTATCAAGAACTTCATCACCTTCGACTTCTCCTTCGCGAATATCATTCATATCAACATTTGTTTCGGCTTTCTGGGCTTCTTTCAATATGAGTGAAAAATCACTAACAGGTTCTTCTTCTTTTTCCTTTTCCTTCTCCTTATCCTTCTTTAAAAGTGGATAAGGGCGATCTGGAATAACATAATTACAAAATAAACGTGAAAATATACGATATGTGGAAGATTTCTCTTCGTATACATCACCAGAATTATCACTGCTTGATTGTTTAGGTTTACGTTTCTCTGTTTCGCGCTCCTCTTTTCTTGCTGTTTCATATATTTTGAATTGAAGATCACTCATAGGAACCTTGACGACATGATAATCTACACCCAATTTTTTAGAATACCTTGGCAAAAGGCTTTCTTGTGCACTTCTAAAATAGGACGATAATCCAATAATGCGACGTTTCAAGGAATCTGTATTTATTAATTGAAGTGTATTACCATCAATGTATTGGCGCTGAAAGTATTCCAAGCTATCGGGTAACGCCTTTTTATTCTCAATCTTTATTCCTGTAGGCATAATTTTTATATCTAAACGGTCAAGGGTTTTTACAATGTGGTTCTCAAACTCATCATCACTTACAAAATCGCTGCTAACAACTAGGTCTCCGCTAGCTGTTTTTATTTGATTAGAAACCCCAGAGTAGCCCGTATTAGGTTTCATCTTGTTTTTAAATCCAAATGGATTCCTAGTTATAGTAAGGACTTTACTTGTCGGCGAATAATCCAAATAATCGAGTGTATTTTCACCCATTAATTTTTCTCTCAAGTAATTTTTATCAACCTTGTCACTTGTTTGTATGTTCAGTGGTATCTTCCATGTTTTAATGTATCCACGCAATATGTTGAACAGTATACCAAATTCATTTGGGTAGTTAATCACCGGGGTTCCAGACAATAAAACGATTTTAGCATTTTGTGCTCCCAATAAGTATTCATATAATTTGCTAGATAAAGAAACTGGTGCGCGTTCTTTGATTCCACGATTATTTTCCTTTATAACACGTTCCTTTTTAATTCTATTTACAATGCGACTAATCAAATTATGTGCTTCGTCAATAATAACCACAGCATTATCAAATAGATTATTGCTGAACCCATTTGTGAGCTCTTCTAAACGACTCATTCGTAGTCCATTATAATTAATAAACGTATATTTGCTGCGTATCATTTCGTCTAATTGTTCATCTAGTGACTTTTTTTCAGCTGACGTCATTGTATCATAATTTGGTGGTTTAGTCACATTCACAAACCAAGCGCCGCCCTTTTTTCTTATATATTCAAGGGGTAAATTTAAAATATCGGCAACCATCTTTGTTGACTCGGGGTTTGCCGAAGGCACTAACGAGGAAATCCATTCCCAATATTGATTTTTTCTATATAACGAGTCTCCGCACTTTTTTAACTCTTCCATGTAATTTGTTCTCAGTGATGCAGGTGTCATAATAATAATTTTTTTAGAATTTTTCATTCCTTCGGCAATTGCGATGGATGTGCATGTTTTACCGGAACCAAGACCATGATATAAAAGAAGACCTCGATAGGGTGTATACAAGTTCATGTAGTCTCTCACTATCTTTTGGTGTGTTAGCAATGAAAAATCACCTTGTCCAATAGTATCACACGATATAGATTCTGTATTTTCTTGTAATTCTTTACTATACGGTTCGAACAACGAGTTTATAAAATTTACAAATATTTCGCGATTATTCATATAATATGAGGATGTTTTGACAATTACATTTGGCTGTTGTTTAGGTAAGCGCTTGCTTATATCACCAAATTCTACAGTTGTTTCTGGACCAATTACAGCGACACCTTTTGTAATCTTTTTTCTAATTTTTCGAATTGGGACATCCTGTTGTAAGTCAGGCTCTAAAACCACTTCATTTTCACGGGGGTTTAAAACCCCACTCAACAGCGGATTTGGACTAACCTTTTCCAAAGGTTGTGGGGGAACAAAATTTCGCTCGCTTTTCATAACTTCGTTGGAAAAAGCAACACTTTCTATATTCGGGACCGGAACATCTTCTACTATTTTCAGCTTCTTTTTGCCAATCTTTTTTGCCTTTATAGGTTTAAATACATCTTCTTGTTGTTGTTGTGCCTTTAATACTGGTTTCATTGTGACTTTTGTAATTCCACTTTTTTCAAATTTAGCTAATAAATCCTTTCGTGGAAAAGCAATATCTGTCTCATCTACAATTTCTGGTTTTCCAATTACAACAGCGACTGGTTTTTTATCACCCACAACCGGCTTGTATTTTAATTTTTCTTTCAACGCTTCTAAAGGATTCATTGCTTATATAGAAACCAGATATAAATTTTTTACAAAACAGTCGTATACACTTACAACAGTCGTATACTTACACATCATTTGTATAAACCTTCAACGCTTCATTACAAGCAATTTGTTCAGCCTTGCGTTTTATTTGATGGTGTCCTTTTCCCAAGAACAGAAATATCTTTCCATGTTGACTAACATACTCATGAACGGCTTCAAATGTCTTGAAATCACTAATATCCAATGGTTCTTCTTGAACCGCACAATGAATCGGTTGCCCTAAACACAAATACACACCCATTGTGTAACCTGTTTCGACGGTATGCTGTATTTCAACATAATGAGGCGTCACCTTAAACTCCTTTTGAATTTTCACTTGTAAAATGTTTTTATAGTTGTCATCATTTTGGATAAGTGATACCCAATCAATATGATGCTCAAAAATATTTTCAATGAACTTCTGTGCCATTTGAAAACCAGGACCAGTCACAAATGTATTTTGAAACCAATTCTCTTCATCTTTTACAACAACCTTATTGAAATCTAAAAATAGAGCACCCATAAATGACTCAAACAAACATCCAAGTTTCTTTAAATTTCCGCGAATTTTCTTCTCCTCTGCGTGCTTAGATAAAATAAACCATTTATTCAATCCCATTTCATACGCGACTCTACCAATTGCTTCATTTTTCACAATTGCAATCTTCTTTTCTGTCATAAATCCCTCATTTTCCTTAGGGAATCGACGATATAAATAATACTTTGTTACCAATTCTAATACGCCATCACCCAAAAACTCAAGACGTTCATTGGATTTACTGCTCAGTGGCATACAATCAGGGGGGCGTTCCACAATAGTAATATTTTGTTGAATATTTTCAAAATTGGGGCGTTTGGTATAGGATCTGTGAACAAATGCGCGCTCATAAAGAGCCATATTATTTATCATGGGCGGAATGCCGTATTTCACCAAAATTGCCTCAACTTCAGCCTTTGTAATTTTAATATTTAATGGGTTGTAAGGATTAAATATTAAACCATCTTCAGTTTTAATAATATCATCATCGTGATTGATATCTCGTTGGGTGAACTCGGCCATTGTATATACTGACACTACGTCTTTATATCATTTACAATATATATCAATGTTCTCTTAGTTTAGGAACTCTATAATTAGTGTAATAAAATTGACAAAATAAAATCAACAACCCCAACGTAAATATATTTGATATAATCGCAATCCAGTAATTAAAAACTGTATCTACAGGAGGCTTATAGTAATACAGTGTACTGAATTGAGAAACAAGTTGAAATATCTGTAACCCAGTTATGTATGGTTTTGCCATTTTGAATGATTGAATTTTTAGTAGACAACCAAGATAGTATGAATACATTACAGTGTGAACAAATGAATTGTAAAATGTTGGTATCCATATTGCGTCTCCCTTATAATAATATGCGAAATGCCAAAGAATTGCGGTTCCAATGTGATGATATTTCTGTAAAAAAATCGGTTTCTTTCCACCAAGATAAATCAAAAATGTATCCGTATACTCGTAATATTTAGACAAATAAAAATAAAATACAACCCTGTCAAAGTCTGGATTACTGAAATAATAATTTGACTGAAATACAACACCATTCGCAAGCAAAATATTTGTCATTGACAAAAATGTCCACGCACTGAATGCGATTAATCCCGCGTTGTGAATTAACGTTATATAAAACAGAATATCTGGATGTAATCTCAAATGTGTTGGATAATAAAGATAACCAATTGTCCCTACAACAGGAATTATATGAAGCAACATATTGTTACTGTTAATCTTGAAAATGCTTTTATGTAACTTTGAAATATGATTTGTTCTCCACATGAGGGCTTTGCCCCCGTAAACCCCCTACAATAGATTTGGATCAACTCTCTTTTAAAAAAAGAGAACAAAACTTTGGATCCACCTTTTTCAAAGGTGGATTTCCAAAGGTTGAGTGGATTTTTAAAAGCGAGGTTGGGCAACCCAAATAATCTAGACATAATATAAATGTTTAGCCAGCTATTCGGTCAAAAACCACAACCAAAGCCACAAGAACCAATTAACAAAGAATGTCCAATTTGTCTCAGAGAACGCGAACCTTATATGATGAGAACATTGCGGTGCAACCATAGTGCGTGTAAAGAACATTTGAATTCTTGGGGTTGGCAAAAAAATAGTCGAACAATTCGAAATGCTCGAGGAGAAATAGAAGTGGTTTATGCTCCATTTAGTCAAACATTAACTACTAACTGCCCATATTGTAACCAAGCAGGTATGGTTCCAAAACCATACTTACATCGAACAGAATTTAACCCAAGACACAACGTGTTGGGACTAACCCCAGAACAGTGGGATGATGATTGGAATGATTGGCGATGGGAAGAGTATGATAGAAATTTAGATTTGTATACAAGAAATGATTTTGAGAGGAGTAATCCTGGTTATTTTATAGATGATGCAGACCCTTGGCCCGAAGATGTTTATCTTGAAGAAATCGCAGATAGAGTACAAGATGCTGAAAAACGTAGAAATCAGCAAATACAAAATTATTTATACGCGAAGCAGTTCCCTCAATATGCGAATTTACAACCAGATGAAGAACTACGTTACAAAAGAATGATAGAAAATCGACGCGAATTACGGTCTCTGGGTTTTGAGCCAAAAGATGCCCGCGAACTTTCTAGACAAATTGAAAAGGGTGAAACAACTTTAGCGATTATACGTGCGAGAGTACAACCAATGTTTCGTATTCCCATAAGTGGGGCTAGTGGGGGCGGAAGCAAACGCGGAAGAAAACTTAAAAAACGAAAGCGCAATAAATCAAATAAGCGGAAGTAACATGATTTTTATATACGATTAAAATTGAAATATATTTCGATTGAAAAGTATATACCAATGGAGGAGTATATACCAATCGAGGAATGGAAAAATATCACAGATTTCCCTAATTATCAAGTGTCATCATTTGGGAATGTAAAGAATGTAAAAACTGGACGAATTTTGAAGGCCGCAAACCAAGGTGGTTATTATCAAGTTGTGTTATCTAATAAAATTACAAAATCCCAAATGGTTCATAGAATAGTAGCTAGTGCGTTTTTAGATAATTTAGAAAATAAACCTCAAGTAAATCACAAAGACAAAAACGGTTTGAATAATAATTTATCCAATTTGGAGTGGTGTACAAATTTAGAAAATAGTATACACAGAAGCGCGGGAGTAACGCAAACTACAAATCAAAACTTATCTGTTTGGAGAATTGATTTGATTACCGGGGAGAAATTAGAAAAATACAATTCACTTGAACTTGCAAGCCAATGGTTGTTTGACAATCATTTCAGCAATAATTTAATGAGCTGTAAAACAGGAATTAGTTGTGCGGTTAGAGGTGTTTATAATATTTCGTGTGGTTTCAAATGGGAAGTTGATAAGGGAGAACCCATCGATAATGAAATTTGGAAAGAAATAAATATTGAAAATGTAGATACATCGGGATACTTTATATCTTCTTTAGGAAGATTCAAAAATAAAAAGGGAGTAATTATGGCTGATTACAAACCACATCACAGTGGTTATATTTATGTAAGAGTAAATATACAAAAATATGCGTTACACCGGTTGGTTGCTTTAGCATTCTTAGAAAATACAGATAATAAGCCAATTGTAAACCACATAGATGGTAATAAAACAAACAATCATTTAGATAATTTAGAATGGGTAACAGCTTCGGAAAATAATTCTCACGCTCATGAAATTGGACTAACAACAGGACATACGAGAAAAATAATTCAATATGATTTAGAAATGAATCAAATCAAAGAATTCAAAAAAATAAAGGAAGCAAGTGAAGTGTTAAATATTAGTTTGAGTTGTATTAAGGATGTTTTAAATAAGAAACAAAAAAGTTCAAAAGGATTTATATTCAGGTATTTAGAATAAATAATCAAGTATTTAGAATAATTAAAATAAAAATAAAATATTTATCTAGTGTATAACATGGTCTATATGTCGGGAAGTAAAAGTGCACGAAATGCTGCGTCAATTTGCAACAGAACCAATACATGTGGTGGCGGAAAAAAGGCGGGGCTCGCCCCCAGAATTGGCTTCTTTATGCAGTCGAATCCTACGTTAAGGAGGGCGCCCCAGAGTATCCCCAAGATTTGCGTTCCTAACAGGACGGTTCAAACGCAGAAATACGGGTACCACGCGACTCACGGTGGAAACATGGGTTAATCTTTCTACTTTGTGAAAAAAGTGGAGCAAAATGGGTCCCTTGGGAACCCCGTGGTAGAGCCCAAAAATGGTTATATTTTTATGTTACCTTTTAGATAACATAAAATTTAATAGGATGTGTTACTCTATATTTTTCATGAAGTTATGAAAAATGTGAAAAGTATTTAAAAAGTATTTATTATAAATATCAAATGAATATTCGTATCGATATTCGTGAACATGATTTAATCAATTTATGTAAGACCGACAAAGAGGATATCGAAATAACAACCGAAACACTGCCTATTGGTGACATTATATTAACCCACAAAGGTGTTGACAAAGTTATAATCGAGAGAAAATCCATAGCTGACCTACTCGCAAGCATTAAAGATGGACGATATGAAGAACAATCCTATCGATTGAGTGGTTCCGAATATCCCAACCATAACATAATTTACTTGATTGAAGGTGATATTAAGAGATACCCGAAAGAAAAGCAAATGATCTATTCAGCGTTATTCTCATTGAATTATTATAAAGGATTTTCGGTTCTAAGAACTAATTCATTACAAGAAACAGCAGACTTCATTTTGAGTATCGCAGTCAAATTACTAAAGAGCGAAGCAAGGACACCGTATTATTCAAATGATTTCGCAAATGAAAAAGAAAAGGAAAAGGATAGTAACGATAAAGATTATGTAAATGTTGTAAAGAAGATAAAGAAGGATAACATAACACCCAACAATATTAATGAAATCATGTTATGCCAAATTCCTGGCATAAGTTCCACCGCAGCAATTGCTATCATGGAACAATTCAAAACTATCCCCAATTTAATTACCTCTATACAAAATGACCCCAAATGTTTGAGCAATGTTTGTTTTACAAATACAAAAGGCCAGTCGAGAAAAATTAATAAAACCTGTACCACAAATATTGTGACATATTTACTCAATCAAGAAGCTTAGATCATCCACTTCCACCTTTCATAACGGTTGAGCCAAACATAATTGTGGTTTTTCTCCAAGGGTCGCTTCGGGAAGCCCACATATTTTTAAATGTATATATACTATAATGAAGGGGCATATGGAAAATATAATAATATTTATTGCTATATGTTTGTTAGGATACATAGTATTTAGCAAGTTGAGAACAACAGGTGTTCTGGAAGGAATGGAAAACGCAACTGACACTGATAATGGTATTGCCGGAGGCGCCGCATCATATGGTGCGTCAATAAAGGCGAATGCTATTAAATCTCAAGATACCTTACTCATTAGCAAATACAGAAAGGACTATGAGACCGCAATTTTAAATTTAGATGATTTTGTCAGTAATCTCATGCTGGAGACAACTCTCTCGATTGATCCCAAACAACCGATGGTTGGACTCAAAAAGTTGGTTGATTTGAACCAGTCCAAGGTTGCGCTCAATTCGGTAATGAAATTTGTTGATAGCCATTAAGGCACCGCAATGCTGACTTCATTTTCGGCATAAAACCCCTTATCTACTAATGATTGAGTATAGTCCGCACCGCCCCAATTTGGGTCCATGGGGTTTGGGCTATATAACATATTTTCTTGTTGTTGATCCATCACATCCAAAGGTGTTGTTGTTCCAACATAATACGATGTTTGGTCATGAGCAGGAATCGAATTAGTATTATAAGGTGGGTCATTACGCGTGGCGTCTATCAAAAGCTGTTGATTTGGGTATGCTGGTATACCAGGAGTTCCCATTGTAATACTGGGAGGTAAACCGCCTTGGGGTTCGCTCACGCTTGGCCGGATCTTATAGACTTCATTCCCCTGCGCATCATACGTCTGTTGTAAATATAATACTGGGCAACGAATACCTTGACTTCGCTGCCAATCTAAAAATTCAGTGTAATCTTCTAAATTTTCAAATTCAACTGGGTTTACACCAGGGACCTTGACTAATTTTGAGTTATACAAATAAAACCTGGAATCTTTTTGTATTAATAAATTTGGGCACCGAGCCTGATTTGTCATTCCTTCGTAATATTTAGGGTCATCACTTTTGGAATAAAAATACAATCCAATTAAAAATATTATTATACATAAAAACGTTAACAATGTCATATATACTTAGTAAATATAATTTTCTATTGATATTTTAGAATGAAATTTTTAAATATCAATCAAAATAATAAAAAACTAATTACTGATTTGAATCATCATATTAAAAAAAAAGACCCGATTTTTATTTTATTTTATATGGAAGGGTGTGGACCTTGTAATGCCGCGCGTCCAGAATGGAAAAAAATAGAAAATGTATTGGGGGATAAATACAAGGAACGCGAAAACTATATTGTTGTTGATATTGATCAATCACTAATGGATGGTATTGAAGGATTAAAAGATAGCCCTGCCGGTTTTCCAACAATACGATATATGAATGGTAACGATTATACACCATATGAAAGCAACCGAGATATTGATTCATTCGTAAAATGGATAGAGTCAAATATCGATCAAAAACAATCGGCTAGTAAACATTCTGGTGGGAATAAAACTAAAAAACGAAAACGTAAATCGAGAACAAAGAGCAAAAAACGAAGAAAGAGTAAAACAAAGAATAGAAAATAATATCGAGTAATAATAATGTTGTATAATTATTATTATCTGGCAATTCAAAACTGGTGTTCAGTTGAAAATCAAATCCATGGTCTTTGGCCAGATTTGACACCAAATAGTTATCCATCATTTTGCGATGGCCCACAGTTTAATTTTACTGAATTACAAGAATCTCCAAAATATGATACATTAGCGAAGGTATGGACCGATTGTTCCTACGATGAAACGATTTCCTTATATGAACATGAATGGTCCAAGCATGGTACATGTGTTTTTGTGGAAACTGGAATTGGTCAAAATGAATATTTTGAGACGGCTCTAAAATTATTTGAGCATTCACCAGATGGTGGTTGCTTTGATTTACAATTTGAACCGTTTGATTGTTCAACACGGGGGCGAGCCCCCGTAAACCCCCTTTCCATAAGAATTGAGTAACTTTGTGACCTTTGGGGCCCCATAATTCCCACAATGGTTTTGGATCCACCTTTTCTAAAGGTGGAAAAAATTGAAATTAAAACAAAGAAACATAATAAACGTATAGCAATAAAAAATCAAATGGAGCATGTATTCCGCGTTTTCGATTTCAACGTATACAACGAGACAAAATCAGCACAGGAAAGTTCCAGTGAGGATGATGATACAGAAACTTCATCTGGCTTCAAAATACAAATATTTGGGGTAAATGAACAAGGGAAAACATGCTCCATTATCGCTGAGAACTTCAAGCCGTTCTTCTATGTTATGGTAAATGATAAGTGGAATACACAAACCAAAGAGGCATTCTTGGCACACATTCAATCAAAGATGGGTAAGTTTTACGAAAAGTCGATTACAAATTGTATTATTGTAAACCGAAAGAAGTTGTATGGTTTCGATGGAGGAAAACAGCACAAGTTTGTTAAATTTGAATTTTCCAATATTAGCGCATTCAACAAGGCAAAGAATTTATGGTATAGTGACTACCAAAAGGGGCACACTTTGTTAAAAAGCGGGTATATTTTCAACAACTGTGAAACACGATTGTATGAGGCAAATATTCCTCCGTTGTTGCGTTTCTTCCATATCAAGGAAATGAGTCCATCTGGTTGGATTTGTATTGCCAAAAAGAAGGTGATTGAAATAACTACAAAAAAGACAACGTGTGATTATGAGTTTGTTACGTGCTATAAGAATATTCGGCCACTCAATGACAAGGAAACGCGTGTTCCCTACAAAATCATGAGTTTTGATATTGAAGCAAGTAGTAGTCACGGCGATTTTCCGGTTCCAATCAAATCATACAAGAAACTAGCCACCAACATAGTTGAGTATTTTGAAAATTTAGATTGCCCATCGTTATCACCACAAATCTGTAGTCCGTTGTTAAAAAAGATTGTATTGGCAGCATTTGGATACGAACAAATGACAGAAATTGACACAGTATATCCTAAAATGAAACCCAAGTCGAGAGACGTTATCGATAGGTTATGCGATCAACTGATTACAACACAGGTTAGAAATATTGTGAAAACACAAGAAAATAAAGAGTTACTCACTCTGGAAACATACTTTGAACATGTAGATTTAGATGATGAAAATGACGCAAATACATCATTTTATAAACCAAAATCAAACATTGATAAAAAAACTACGGTTGTTGATATTATTTGTGACGCAACATTTGACAGAACAAATAAAGTTGATGAAATTAATAATGCGTTGAATTGCGTATTCAAATCATTTAAACTTGAGGGTGATAAGGTAACATTTATTGGATCCACTTTTATGAACTATGGTGATGCTGAACCGTATATGAATCATTGTATTGTTTTGAACACATGTACGCCATTGAGCAATAGTATTATCGAATCATACAATACAGAAAAGGATGTATTACTTGCATGGCAAAAATTAGTTCAACGTGAAAACCCAGACATTATTATTGGATACAATATATTTGGTTTTGATTACAACTTTATGTTCCAACGAGCCCAAGAAAATGGATGTGAAGAAGAATTTTTAAAATTGTCTAGAAATAATGATGAGATTTGTGCGACTAAGGATCAAGATACTGGTAAATACAAGTTGGAAGAAACGAGTATTCAAATTGCTAGCGGACAACACGACTTAAAATTCATTAAAATCAATGGACGCCTACAAGTGGATTTGTACAACTTCTTCCGTCGAGAAGAGAATTTGACGTCGTATAAGCTAGATTATGTTGCGGGTCACTTTATTGGTGATTATGTAAAGTCGTTACATCATGATAATATGAAAACTGAAATAAAAACTACAAACATGACAGGTTTATTGGAGGGAAGCTTTGTTCATTTTGAAGAAATTGGACACAGTGTCGATTATTATGAGAGTGGCGCAAAATTCAAAGTGATCGAAGTGAACAAGGCTAATGGGACATTTATTATTGATGCTCATGTTAGTCCCGACGCAGCAAATAAAAAGGTGCGTTGGTGTTTGGCAAAGGATGATGTAACTCCCAAAGATATTTTCACAATGACAAATGGAACAAGTGATGATAGGGCTGTAATCGCAAAATATTGTCTTCAAGATTGTAACCTGGTTCACTATTTGTTCAATAAAGCCGACATTCTCACCGGATACACAGAAATGGCGCGAATTTGTAGTGTTCCAATCAATTTCTTGGTGATGCGAGGTCAAGGTATCAAGCTGACGAGCTACATTGCCAAGAAATGTCGTGAAAAGGGCACACTTATGCCAGTGATTGAAAAGGGGGACATTGATGACGGATATGAAGGCGCTATTGTTTTAGACCCAAAATGTGACTTATACTTGGACAAACCAGTCGCATGTGTGGATTATGCGTCACTATATCCGTCATCGATGATTAGTGAAAATTTATCTCATGACAGTAAAGTGTGGACAAAGGAATATGATATGGCAGGAAATTTAATTGAAGAGACGGGGGAACAAGACGATGATGGGAATTTCATCTATGACAATTTGCCAGATTACGAGTATGTAAATGTTACATATGATACATACAGATACATACGCAAAACCCCTACATCAACCACAGTTGAAAAGGTAAGGTCTGGAACTAAAATTTGCCGATTTGCCCAATTTCCCGAAGGAATGAAGGCGATTATGCCGTCTATTCTGGAAGAGTTATTGATGGCACGCAAAACCACACGCAAACAAATCCCATTACAAACGGATGAATTTATGAAGAATGTTTTGGATAAGAGACAACTTGGATACAAAGTGACCGCAAATTCATTGTATGGTCAATGTGGAGCAAAGACTAGCACTTTCTACGAGAAGGATATTGCCGCCTGCACTACATCAACAGGTAGATTGTTGCTCATTTATGCCAAAAAACTGATTGAAGAATGTTATGGGGATAATGTTTGTAATACAGCGAACCACGGACCAGTTCTTACAAAGGCCGAGTATATTTATGGTGATAGTGTTGCAAATTACACACCGATTTATATAAGAGTGGATGGACAATTGGAAATTTTAACAATTGAACACCTTGCTGAAAAGTATGGAAATAATAACTGGATCATGTGTCAAGAAGAAGGAAAACAGGAAAAGGAGTTTTGCGAGTTGTCAGGAGTTGAGACTTGGACAGAAAAGGGTTTCACTAAACTTCATAGGGTGATTCGCCATGGATTAGCGTCACACAAGAGGATGGTGCGCATTCTAACTCATACCGGTGTTGTGGATGTCACTGATGACCATTCACTAATACTGAAAAATGGTGAAGAGATTTCACCAAATAATATTGAAATTGGTACTGAATTGTTACATCATGCGTTACCATCTATCGAGAATGGTATCAATAACATAACTATAGAAGAGGCACAAATAATGGGTTTCTTCTTTGGAGATGGAAGTTGTGGTCAGTATTGCTGTCCTTCTGGTAAAAAATCATCATGGGCATTAAATAACGCATCAACCGAATTGATCGACAAGTATTTGAAACTATGCCAAACTGCGTATCCTGATTTTGGATGGGTTGTCTTACCAACATTGGAGAGTTCTGGTGTATTCAAGTTGTCGCCAAAGTGTGATATGTATGGATCAATCGTAAAATTTGTTAAGTATTACCGAAGAAAAATGTATACGAATAAATCAAAGGTGATCCCTAACGAAATAATGACAGGTTCTGAAGCTATTAGAAGAGCATTCTTCGACGGTTTGTATGACGCGGATGGAGATAAAGATGACAATGGATATACAAGAATTGACCAAAAAAGTCAAATTAGTGCTGCGTCAATATGTTGGTTGGCGACAAGCATCGGCTATTCAACTTCCATAAACACGCGGAGCGATAAACAGGATATTTATCGTATCACAATGACTAAGAAAAAACAGAGAAAGAACCCAATCGCTGTGAAGAAAATTGTTCCTATCAGTTATGAAGGCTATGTATATGATTTGACGACTGACAACCACCACTTTGCTGCCGGTGTTGGAAATATCATTGTACACAACACGGATTCTGTATTCTTCACATTCAACTTACAGACCCCGGAAGGAAAACCAATTCGCGGTAAGGAGGCACTTGAAATCACAATCGAACTCGCGCAAGAAGCAGGTCATTTGGCCTCAAGTTTCTTGAAGGCTCCACATGATTTAGAATATGAAAAGACATTTATGCCATTCTGTTTGTTATCAAAGAAGCGATATGTAGGAATGTTATACGAGACAGACCCCAATAAATGTAAACGAAAGGAGATGGGTATCGTTTTAAAGCGACGAGACAACGCACCAATTGTAAAGGATATTTATGGTGGTATCATTGACATTTTGATGAAACAACAAAATATTGGTCAGGCAATGGAATTCTTAAGATCATGTTTAAAAAACATAGTTGATGAAAAATATCCAATGGATAAACTTATTATCACAAAATCACTGCGATCTGGTTACAAAAATCCCAAATCAATTGCGCACAAAGTGCTCGCAGACCGAATTACCGCAAGAGATCCGGGAAACAAGCCTGCCTCTGGCGATCGTATCCCATATGTATATATCAATGTGCCTAATAAGAAGGCATTACAGGGTGATAAGATTGAAACACCGTCATTTGTTTTAGAACATGGTTTGAAAATTGATTATTCGTTTTACATCACAAATCAAATTATGAAGCCGGTCCAACAAGTATTTGCGCTAGTTCTTGAAAAAATGTGGGAATTACAAAATAAAAAGCCGAAAATTATGAAATACAAAAAGGAAGTTGAAATATTGAGACGAGATACAGATGAAGATAAATTCGCAGATAAGTTGGAACAATTGAGAAATAAGGAGGTCAAAGCACTATTGTTTGACGAATATTTGAGAGAAATTAACAATGACAGTCAAGGTGTTCAAAGCTTGATGAAATTCTTTGTGAAAACCAACATTTAAAAATCCACTTTTGGAAAAATAACTTTTATAAAAATAACTTTTAGAAAAAGTTATCAAAATTTTATCCCCTTTTTTAAAAGAGAAGCGAGCAAAATCAACCTTTATTTTATTCAACACGGAGGGCAAAGCCCTCGTTTTTCTCCACTTTTTCAAAAGTGGAAACAATTCATTTATTACTTTATTTTTTACAAAGTGATAAATATATAGTATAGAGAGATTTACATGCGCCGTGTCCCCACACGATAACCTCGTGCGTTGTATCGACTATCAATAAATCCTTCCTTTTCAAGTTTGGCCAGGATCGCATTAACATTTCGTTCGTGCTTAGCCGCAATTTCTTGAACAGTCATTTCCAATAGTTCATATTCTCTCTGTAAAGCAAGTATCTCATTAATATTCCACTTAAAATTCGCACGTCTTGCCATGTAATCAATCATATCACCTTTTTATATTACTTTCTTAATATGTTAGAACATATCCATACCCCCAATAATAACCACATATTCTCAATCATGGACGCACCGGTAGAAATCATCCATCGAAATGCCTGACAATGTGGAGATGTTATTAGAAATGGTGACGCAAAAAAACCAGTCCAACTATATGGTACACACATTTGAACATACAAATATGACGATAAATAGTGTAAACAAATCCAAATAATATACACACCGCTCATTTGAACTAACTGAATTAATTTCTCAATAATCATTTTTGAGAAATTACAATTTGCAAAAGCAGTTAAGAAATCTCGGTCCGTTTCTAAAAATGATTCATCATCGTCGTATCGGTCTTGTTGCCGCATAACTAAGTGTATAACAAAATATTCTTTATTATTGTTTGAAATATAAATTGTCCCAAAACACGATACTAATAAATAGAATTATTTGAACTATCAAATAAACGATATATACTATATTGAATTCTAGTAGGATTTTGAGAAAATACTTGACCCAAAGCCGTTTCAGTCGTTTCCCTATCATCTGGTATGGTTTCTTCACTCACAGCAGAAGCATCTTGACCTGTTGTATAATCCCTTATATCATACCTACATACTGGACACCTACAATTAATTCTAAACCACGAGTTAAAATCATCAGTATTGAACGCATGACCACAGTGACGTATGATTGTAACCTCGCTATTATCATTAAATGTTTCAAGAGTTATAGGACAAGTTGTGTTAGTGGGTCTTACAATGTCTCCATATCGAACCGTTCTAGATGCTCTGTTAATTTGTTCTTGTGTCGGGTATACATTTACAGGTGTAAAAAATTCGCGAATGATATATGAAGCATATGTATCAATACTTGTATTATCAACATAATTTGAACTGACATCAGCATATGATATACTATCCATGCGAGGCCTATTCGCTACAGGGGGTATAAAATGTGTTGTGTTTTGTCTGCCATTATTTCGATTTATAGTGTTTACAAGTGCTCTTCTCACATCAGTATTGAATTGTTCTGTATTAGGTCTGCTGCCCCGATACTCTGTGTGATTTGTGCGATTTCTACGATTGTCTTCGCGTCGAGAATCGTCACGACTTCTGTAATTATTATTAGAAACCCGAGGAGGTTGATTAAAACTTGTTCTACGACTATTTGACAATTGAACTAGGGCATTGCGTATTTCATTATTTTGGTAATTTAAATTCTCAATTACGCGTATATTCTGGTTATACATATTATTCAAAGATTCGAGGAGTAATGCGTCAGTTATACTAGTCGATGAATTCATATACAATATTAATATTAAATCTGTTTAAATACAATCGTATTAATAATACAAGTAATGGACTTTGAGCAATTTAAAAATAAAGGATTGAGTGGATTAGCAAATTTAGGAAATACATGTTTTATCAATTCGTGTATGCAAGTTATATCTCACACATATGAATTAAATACCTTACTGAACAATGAAAATTATAAAAGGAAACTTCAAAATAAACCCGACTCGGCGCTCTTGCTAGAATGGGATAATTTGAGAAAGATATTATGGAATGAAAATTGCGTGGTATCGCCTGGAAAATTCATAAAAACTATTCAAAGAGTTGCGGGAGTTAAGCACATGGACATGTTCACTGGTTTTTCACAAAACGACGTGCCGGAGTTTTTGCTATTTATGATTGATTGTTTTCACACATCATTAGCGAGAGAAATTAAAATGAATATAAATGGAACTGTTGTGAATGAAACAGATAAAGTTGCTGTGAAGTGTTTTGAAATGATTCAAAATACGTATACAAAAGAATACTCGGAGCTATGGAATATCTTTTATGCGGTTCACGTATCAACGATTCATTCTTTAGAAACAGGAAAACAATTACAGCTGACACCAGAACCATATTTTATGATTGACTTGCCAATTCCAGCAAATAACAAGTCTCCCAGTTTGATTGATTGTATGAACTTGTATTGTGAAGGCGAGATATTAAAAGATGAAAATGCGTGGTATAATGAAGAAACCAGTAAGAAGGAGAATATTCAAAAGAAAATATCATTTTGGAGTTTTCCAAGTGTATTAGTAATTGATTTGAAGCGATTCGATTATCGAGGCAGAAAAAATCAAATTCTTGTATCATTTCCAATTGATAATTTAGATTTATCGAGCTATGTAGTTGGTTACAAGAAGAGTAGTTATGTGTATGATTTATATGGCGTGTGTAATCATAGTGGAGGGGTATTGGGGGGACATTATACGGCATATGTAAAGAACGCAAACGGAAAATGGTATCATTATAATGATACATCTGTCGCAGAGGTTAACATGATTGAGTCAATTGTTTCGCCGAAGGCGTATTGCCTTTTTTATAGAAAATCCACCTTTTAAAAAGGTGGAGCCAAACAAAACCTAAAATCCACCTTTAGAAAAACGGGGGTAAGTCCCCTCCCGAAGGGTGCCCCCCACATCAGATTTGGACCAACCTTTTTCAAAGGTTGGGTGGATTTTCTAAAAGTATATATATGAACGTGAACACAACATCAACAACTGATCCAGTATATATGTATGATTATATGAATCAAGTCGTATTAAATCCTGTAGTATTTATTATAATATTTCTAATCATTGTAGCATATTTTGCCTTGTTCTCTTCTTTAGGAAATAACAATGATGGATATATGAATACTGAAAATAGCTACGGAGGCGGCATGTCAATATTTGCTATAATTATTGGTGTAATTCTTTTACTATTGATTGTTTCAAATGCTTTTCAGTATTTTTTCAGTATTAATGTTACAGCATACATTAAGGACTTTTTTACAAATAAACCTAAAATTGATATAGTTGTTGATCAAACGAATACACAAGGCTTACCTCCTCCTGTCCCCGAAATTCTTCGTAAAAAACAGGTATTCAATATACCAGGCAACACATATAATTACAAAAATGCGAAGGCATTATGTACCGCATATGGATCACGATTGGCCACATATAAAGAAATAGAGGGAGCATATGATAAAGGTGGTGAATGGTGTAATTATGGTTGGTCAGATGGACAAATGGCATTATTTCCTACACAGCAAAAAACATTTGACCATTTACAAACCATACCTGGACATGAGCAAGACTGTGGACGTCCGGGTATCAATGGGGGTTACATGATAAATCCCCAGCTTAAATTTGGGGTAAATTGCTATGGATACAAACCAAGAATTACGGGTGAAGAAGAAGAACTTATGGAAAATACAACACCATATCCATTAACAGCAGAAGATATTGCGTTTCAAGCGCGTGTTGATTATTGGAAAAACAAAGTAAACGAAATTTTGGTATCGCCATTTAATTCGGGATCTTGGAGTGCATAAATTAATAATTGAATTGATATTTCAACTATTAATTATATATTCATTATGTAAAAATATACACCACAAACAAGGAATATTAGAATTATAAAACCAAATGAATTTGAAAACAATAGTTTGTTATCAACCAAAATACAGCATATTGGACATTTTTTATTTATGCTAACCCATGTCTCCAAACACACATTGTGAACCCACCCGTCACATTTACACACTTTCACATATATTTGCTGTTCTTTTAATCGAGGTATAATCCCTGCTTCATTTTGTAAACATATGAAACACTCAGGTTCTTTGCTTATCAAAATCTCATGTGTATCATCGCACTCTTTAACAATTTTTATTTTTTTTTCAATTTTATTATTACTTCTCATATGTAAATTTCTTACTTAGTTTTCCTCGATTTTTGACGAATCGATTTTTTATACGCTCGCCTTGTTTTTCTCTTTTCTGTTTTATTCTCACCGCTAACCATTTTTAACAATTCGTTATAAAGATTATCATCTACTACGTCAGAATCGTCATCGTCATCATCATTAGAACTGCTTCTTTTTCTATTATGAGAAACAGACCCACCCCTGTAATAAAGAGAAGTGGGAATAACAAGGTTATCAAATAGGTCAGCAACATTGTTTTTATTTGACCCGCCTTGTTGATTCAATGTGGTTATAGGAGATATACCATTATTTAAAAAATAATTTTTTATGCTAAAACCACCACTATATATTCCTTTATCCGGTTCACTATTGAAAATTAAATCGCCTGGCTCCATATACAATAGATACACAAGAAATTAGTTTTAAAACCGCTTTATTTCAGGAGATACCTTTACCGCTCGCTTTTGCTTCAAATATTGAATAATTGTTGCCACTTGGTCTTGATTTTTGATAATGCCGCCTAAATTTGTCTCTAAAAATTTGTATGTTAATGGTTCGGGTACATTCGTGGTAGTGAATTTCAGACGACCATCGCCAATTTTTATTGTGGCGTTTTCCAAGTTATTTTTGGATGCTTGATCAAGGATTGAGTCTGTTAAATTTTTGCGTTTCTCTCGTAGGGTCTTAACTTGTTCATTTAGTACCTTTAATTGATTATCTGTTGACACCCATTGTTGAATTTGATGTTCGAAATTCATATTTATAAAATATATAAAAAATTTGTGTATTATATGTATTATGACCAAAATTTATGATGAACTTGAAGCACGACAAAAGAGAATACAAGAACTACATACAACCATGTTTGTTATAGAAAATGATCTTCAAGATTATTATAATAGAAGAGGGTGTATGTTTTTAATGTCAATATGTTTTATAGAAAAGAATTTAATACGAGAACAAAAAATCATGTTAAATGATATCCGCGAAGAATTAGTCAAATTACAGACAATTGCTGAATAAAAACTATAAAACTCTTGCTGTAATATATATATATATATATTATACATGACATTATCAAAAGTGGCGCTATTCGCAAATGTGAGAGATGAGAAGCATATAAAAGAATGGGCAGCTCACCATTTATTAATTGGATTTGATATTATCGTTTTATTTGATCATAAATCAAAAACTCCACTAAAAACAGTTTTTGCAAAATTTGATAAACGAGTTATAATTCTAAATGTATCACATCTTAATAATGGTATCAAAATGCCACTTATGAATAATGCCGCAAAAATAGCAAAACGCTTGAATATAGATTGGATGATTTATTTAGACGCTGACGAGTTTTTAATACTACATGATAAATTTAGGGGAGTTAAACATTTTTTAACCCAATATCCTCACGCTCACTCATTAGGTGTGAACTGGTTGATGTTCGGTTCTAATTATTTAACTAAAGAACCCAAAGGACTCATATTTGAAAATTATACAAAGTCTAACACAAAACTAGATAAACACGTAAAGAGCTTTGTGAGACCAAGAGAAATAGTAGACTCGATAAATCCACACTTTTACAATATTCGAAATAAGTCAAGGATGTATGGTATAAATAACGCAATAATTGGTAATTGCCCACAATTCAATGTTGTTAATTTATCGTATGATAATACACCTGCATATATTGCGCACTATGTATACCAATCAGAAGAAACGTATACCAATAGAAAGTTGTTGTTGCCAAGAGATGATACTGGTATAAAACGACCAGCAGAAGATGTGAAAAAAATACACAATCAATTCAACGACTGTGAAAATTTGAAACCAACAACAAAATATACAGACAATATCAAAAAATTTCTATCGTTCTACACAAACTTTTAGAAAAAGTTATCAAAATTTTTCTCGCTTTTTTTACACCTTTTCTCTTTGAAAACGCCCATTCTGGGGCGTTTTCACGAAACGCAGGCACTGCGTGCCTTGTGTCAGCGAAAAGTAACGGTTCCATGCGCATTTCTTTACTACGTTCATAACTTGTGAGAAATGCGCAAAGGTGTAAAGCATTTTTATTCAACAACACATCTAGCAATCACCGCACCATAGGGTCTCTTCGCACAGCATCCATCTTGACAAATGTATTCTAGAACGCCGACCTGATCGCTCAGTCTCTCTATCTTTGCTTTGTTTGTCGCTCCCCACTTTTCGTCAAGACTAGGTGTCACACTTAAGTAGTGCTTGTAAGCTGCGCTATGACTTGTGAATACGCGAACTAATGGTGCCCACATATCACTTGGAGTGCTGTTGCACCCATATTCAGTAACAGTGTATACAAAGGTGGGCATTATTGATTGTTGTTGTTAATAATTTATTAACAAAAACTATTTCATTTTTTTCGCTTTTGCACATTGATTCAACTCGAAAACGTAATTTCACATTTAGTACAATATTTGATATTCCGGCCTTTATCCAGAGAAATATCAACGTAATCCGTTATAATGTTGTGATCGCAATTATTGATAAAAAATATATTGATTGTGTTAAGAATCCTAGTTTGATCATTCATATTCATAGTTTGATGCGCCTTTACGTAATGCTTAATACTGATTAAATCATTACAGTTAAAAATATTAGTTTTATCATTCGTATTTATAGTTTGAGACATTTTCACGTATTTCTTAATGCTTGATAACTCATTCGCCTCCATTTATATATTAACAAACGAACAACCTCTCTATCTAGTTTTCGCAATAGTGTCAAACTCCCATTTTGCTCCACTTTTTAAAAAAGTGGATTTTTAAAAGTTATTTATTTCTTCTTCATGCTCTTCGCAAGATGATTCAGCCCAACCAGAGAAAACGGGACAGCCGCCTGGTTGAGGATTCCGGCGAAAAATCCACCCTTTTTACTCTTGCGAGACCTACGAGACCGTTTGCCGCCACTCATTTTGTAAGACGCAGACGGGGAAGGACCCAGGTTTTGGCCTTGGGCGCCAACAGCTGCGTTAGATTGGAATTTTCCATCAATACCAGCCT